ATTAGTTAAATTCGTTAATTGTTGTTGAATAAATATTGCTTTCTGAAATAAATCCACTATCTTTGCACATGTCTTCGGAAGACTAATCGAACCTTTATGGAATAGAAATGAAAATAAACTTCCGTTGACGGTCAATTCTTCGGAATTGTGGATTTAAACGCTCATGAAGAGCAAATTTCTACTATCGTAGATGTCAGACTGTAATGGTCTGTGGTAGCCCCGGCTTAGGTCGGGGCATTTTTTATTCTACTACTTCTGAAGAAATTGTTTTTTGAGCAAATTAAATATCATATCTTCCTCTGCTTCGTCGAGGTTATAACAGGCATGATGAAGAATGGTGGTTTTCTGATTATTTCGATGCAAATAGATGATATTCGCATTCTCGTGCCAAGTACGAGGCTTGTAGCATCGCTTCACCATCTCCGAGAACGATGTGTTCTCATTTCTTGCGAAGCTGGAATTCCAGGCGTTCAGGAGTGCAACGACCTGCTTCCAACTTAATTCGTTTAAGTTTATATTGCCATTCTCTTTTACAACTTTTTCAAGACAATTTTCCATTTTACTGACTTTACCGTGATGTCGAGGGCTAAAGGGTTGTTTTACATCAGATTTCCGTTGCTTTTATCGTGTAGACGAATTTTAAAAGACCATGAGGGTTGTATTGGATAAGTCTTACCGACACTGCGGTCTCATCAGCGAGGAAGGCAATAGCTTCTCCTGCAACGGTCTTCTGTATCTCAAGACTACCATCGGGGTTCAATATTTCTTTTGCCTTTTTCATGTCACTTGCGACAATCAGACCTGTTTCGCTAAGGATGCCTCTCTCAATAGCGTTCTTCAGTTCTTCGATACTGTTGTTGTTGAAATTTTCCTTTGCAACAACCCGGTTGAATTTGATATTAGTTGTTATCATAAGATTGCTTTGACCGTGATAGCGAGGGCTGAATGTAATTGCTTATTTTTGATTTTTCCAGATTTCGTAATCATCCCAAGACTCGAAACCCATATAGCCACCTACAACAGCGACTACTTTGCTCGCATAAGGCATTTCATCAATAGCCTTCTTTCTATTCTTGCGATTGTGCTCGATGCACTCATAAAAACCTTGTCTCATATTCTTTTCGCTTCACCGTGATGCGATAGGGCTTTGTTAATAATTGCAGGAGCCGAAGCTCCCTATTTTTGGCTAATCGGGGCCGTTTTAAAAAATCCCCTCCTACCCTCACGGGCAAGAGAGGACAATCATTTAAACAATCTAGCTATGAAAAACTAGAAATATCTTATTTCCCGCACTTAACAACTTCGAAAACACGATGTTCTCTGTCGGCGGAAAGTCTATTACCTTCTTCATCGCATATGTGGCCATCTTCGTTGACCCACATCTTCTGGTTGAACATCTCTTCGCACATTCCCAGAATCTTAAGATATTCCTGTGCCTCGAAGATGACGTTCTTGCCATCACGCTCTGCCTTCTTGAAGTTTTCGATAAGATCTGGATTCAGGTCAGGTGCAGTGATGTCGTACTCATCCATTTCATCGTGATAGTGGATGTTGAGAATCTCCAACTCTTCCACCATTGCGGAGTTCGTGCCAATCTCACCAGTCAGAGCCTTCATAACGGTCTCCTTTTCTAGCTTTTCGTACTTCTTCCGGCACTCATTGATGAGTTTATTCAACTCTTCTACTGTATAATCTTCTACCATATTCATTATTTTAATTGGTTAAACAATGGCAGGAGATGGCAGCTAACCACCTCCAGTTTTAGCTTAATCCTCATCTAGACCATTATCGAGGTCTTCTTCATAGACGCCGAACAATCTCAGTGTATTGCTGTCAATCTCGGTCTTACCGACAATGTAGCGCTGTGTCATCTGTATATTAGGCATACCGTTACTGGTATGTCCCATCATGACGGCAATCTGCTCAAGAGGCACTCCCTTCTTTGAGAGATTCGTTGCGAACGAGCGTCTGCCGGTATGGGATGATACGAACCGATACTTCTTTCCAGTCTCTTCCTTTCCTGCCTTGAACACCTTCGTGTTCGTATCTATTCCGCAGTCACGACAAATATCGCGGAGTGCTCTATTGAACGTCCTTTCACCTATCTCACCCGGAAGAGGCTCGTCACCAGTACCGCATACGAGGAACTTACGGAGTTTCTTGTGAAGTGGAACCCTTACCTCGGTCTTTGTCTTCTGAGTAACATAGACGAGGAAGTGTCCGGTATCATCTATGTTCTCTTCCGTCATTCTCTGGCAGTCGCTGTAACGTGCGCCACAGAGACATTCCATGATAAACATTCTCTGAACATATCTTTTTGTTTTCCCGTGAGGGTTGTACTTTATGATTCTGTTTATCTCCTCATCAGAGAGATATACAGACTGGACCGGTACAGCCTTCGCTCTAAGTATTCTGCCGAACGTAGGACTAGGAATTTCCCTGGTAGCATCATTCTCACGTATCACCGCTTTGATGGTGGCGCATACGGTTCTTGCCGAGTTAGGAGCGTAGTTCTCCTGGATCTTCTCGAAGAGGTCGCGAAGGTTGTCGTCCGTGATGTCTTCCCATAATGGCTTATGTCCAAGCATCTCTTCGAACATCCTTACAACCTTAATAAGCTTCGGATATTTCCAGATGTATGCGCCATAGAACGTGTCATGCCTCCAGGCGTTGCTGTGATAATTGGCGAACCAACCCTGCTTGATGGCAGTCTTGTACTTCTGCTGCTGAGTGTAGCTCAGAAGTCTCTCCCAATCTCTTGTCTTGATTCTTATTTCTTCTGTCATAATTCTATAATTTTGGTTACTAGTGGCAAAGATACGAAAAGTTTATAATATAAACCATCGTCTTTGCCGTTTTTAACGCTAATTTAACCTTCCGAAGCAGTCTGCTTCTCGACCGATACGAGTTCTATCGTATCTTCATTCCAGTCATTCCATACCTCTGCATAGTCATCTGCCTTATCTTTGGCATCTCTTTCTGATTCTGCAAGGAATACATAAGGCTCATCCATGTCGGCCGTAGTTCCGTCTTCATAGAGGAATCTGTACTTTGCCACATAAGTGCTGACGTATCCACTCAGTTCGTTATTCAGCCCGGTCGCAATATCAGCGAGTAGCTCGACCGATACGCTATCATCCAATGCACCTACCTTGTGAGGTTCTTTATAATAGCCGGCACCGACACTTATGGTGAAAACCGGGATGTCGGTATCACCACTACCTACCTCTACAATATCTACAAGACTGCTATTGTTGACAACTACAGGCCAGCCAAGTTCTTTCTTCTGCACATTGTGCTCTCTCATTATCTCACGGATGGTGCATGCAAGCTCCATCTTGGCTGTTGAACGCAACTCATCAATCTTGTCTTTCAATACTTTTCTATCCATAATCTTAATATTTTGGTTTAACTTGAAGCCCGCCGTTCCCGGCAGGCTTGTTTGGCTACAACATCTCTGCCACCTCCTGTCTCAATTTCTCGACTCTCTCTGCCCAATACACTAATCCGTGCATGTCTGCACTTCCTGTAACATGGTCAAGGCAAAACTGGCAGTTATGCTTTGCTTTCATCAATTCCTTGAATTTTTCGATTTTTTCTTCCATATCTCTATTCTTAATTGGTTAATACTGGGAGCGTGAAACAATAATGTTCCACGCCTTGTTTGGCTTTACACCGGCAGAGACACGATGTATTCCTTCTTCTTCTTTCGTGTTCTGCTCTTCACAGTGAATCCACAAAAATCTCTCAGCCACCCGGCAGCATTGCCAATGAAAGGCTCGTTCACCATAAGGATAGGACGGAGCATTCCGTTCTTCCTCATGAACTGATAGTCGATGAAGTCGAACGGGTCATCCGGGTCCTCGCTCTTCTTCTCCCAGACGCTGACATCGAGATAGTCGATGAAGTCTCCCTCTGGCGGGTTATCCATCTCAATGAATCTCTTCGGCGTAAGTAGAATCGTATCCTTAGGCTCGTGGGTCATAAAGAAATTCTCTATAACCTCGTTGAACTTGTTCATGTCCATCTGTTTCTGGACAATGCCCTTTCTCTTCATGATGTCGGAAGCTTTGAGCATTCTTGTACCTCTTCTTGCTGTTGTCATAATTCAAAATTTTAATTGGTTAGACATAGTACCCCGTCATTCCCGACGAGGCTTTTGGCTAGTGTGCGAGGAATCCTACCGCCTGTCCTTTCCCGATAGACCAGCACAACCTATCTTCCTTCAGACACTCTGTGCAATTTCCGGTACACAGACGTGTTCCTTCCGGAGCAGATGTTCCGCTCTCGAAGATAGGATGCGCCTCAGGGAATCCGTGGCGGTTGTCCATCTTGAGACCAAGCCATCCGCTGAATAGGATGTGCATGTTCTCAGGAATGACGTTGCCCTCATCGAGATACTCGTTACACACATCGAACATCTTCGTGAACGCCAGGAACTTGGTATCCTTATGCTTGCGAGCAATCTCGCACATCTTATCAAGATACCATTTGTCCTGTATGTCGCCGCCGATGTGGAATCGGAATGCACGAGGGAATCGGTAGTCGAGATACCCATCAATTTCCTTGAAGTATCGCTCGGGATCCTCATGGTAGATTGCAGAATTGATAGCTCTCGTCTTGATGACCTCCTTGTAAATCATGTCATTGCGCAGGTCGTAGCAGCTCTTCGCACAGATTGCACAGTTACCGCAATCCATGACCGGGATAAGCGATACAGATGGGATTGCTCCCAACTTGTTGTTGCCATCGCTGATCTTGACATGCAAGTCGCTGACGTTCTCTAATGCGTTCTCATAAGCTGCCTGTGCCTTTGACAGACGAGTCTTCATTCCTTCCTTACCTAATGTCCAGTAATTTCTACTCATAATTCTAATTTAAAATTGGTTAAACTTGGGGAACAAAAAACCGGCGTGTCTCACGACAGACCGGCTTGAACCATTTAAACAAAATTTAGTTATGATATGAGTAGTCAGTCGATATTGGCTGACCTGTTTGGCTAATCTTTCGGCACATTCCAGTGGAATGAAATCGTAGCTTCATCTTCGTAGATGGAGAACGATATTAGCAGTTTTGAGTCTCCCTCACGCTCGTCATCTATGTACTGCTTGTACGCCGGAACCATGTATGTCGTTAGGTGACATTCGTCTTCAGTCAAGTTTCTTATGACTGCATTTCCAAAATCATCAAGCTTGTCCGTGCTTCTGTAGGGCTGCGGAATGCATTTCAGCTCGACAACATTGCTCTTGACGGTGGCCATTACCGGAACACCGGCAATGAATCCTAGATACGTATTACCTGAGAATGCGTAGCTTCCGTCGTCGAACATATTCTCTTCCCACCAGTCTAGCATGACGTTCTTGTTGTCAAGATGATAGAGAATGACATCAGCCAGCCATGCAGCAACAGAGCATCCCTGTTTTAGGGACTGATACTTCTCGCAGAGGTTGTTGTCCTCATCGAAATAGATATCCGTGTGATAGTAGTCACGAATGACATCTATCAGCGCAGACTTTCCGTACTTCTCCTCTACCTTGTCGAATGCCCAGTCGATGAACCGAATAGGCACAGAATCAAAGTACTTGGAGAAGTCACCTTTCCATCCGATGATTTTTCCCTCTGCTGAGTATATTATCCGAGACACATCTTGCACCACACGACCGCAGCCGATACCTTTCTGGTACGACGTGCAGCGTGGATGCACCATCTCTGGCATCAGCTCGAACAGGAGGTCGTTGGCGATGCTCAAGAGGATTCTGTCCACAGCCTCATTCACATAGACTGTACGGAAATCTCCGTTGTCTTTCGGAATCTTGGCTGTATGAGGCGGCATTATCTTGTAATTTCCGCTCTTGATCCTCTGATACATGGCCAGACGAGCCTCAGGTGTCGTCAGCTGATACATTACTGCTTTGTTCATGTCCTTGAATAAGCCTTTCTCAATGGCATACTGCCATCTGGCTTTTTCGAAGAACATCTCTAGGATTCTGTCTTCATTCATAATTCTTATGTTTTGGTTATTGGTAGGGAGATTGCTCTCCCCGTTTGGCTAGTCGATGTGCTGGAGTACTGTGTTGCCATTTTCTTCAGCTTCTCTCCAGTACTCCTGATCGTCATCAATCTCAAATTGCTCACCGCTGTAGTTATCTTCGCGAGTGAGTTCAATTACTCCGTCACTATACTCGTACTTGGCTTTGTCTATAGCTTCTTTCTCACTCTCAGCTTCGACACGCACTACGGTATTGAGCATTTCAGTTACTGATACATAATACTTCATAATCTCTATATTTTGGTTAATAGTAAGGAGCGACAATTCGCTCCTTTTTTAGCTTAGTCGATGTGCTGATAAGTCTCGCCGTAATCTTTCTCGTAATCGACATAGAATTCCTGGTCAGGTTCAACTTGTACCACTTCTCCTGTAAAATCGTCCGAATCGAGAACAATATCGCAGTTATTGTAGGCATCCTGCACCGCATTTACTGCTTCTTCCTCATTCTCAGCATCAACGCTGACTACCTTGTTTAAATGCTCTGTGACTGATACGTAATATCTCTTCATAATCTTTAATAATTTGGTTAATAGTACGGAGCCATGACGCTCCGCTTTTATGGCTTGTATTCTTCCTGCTTGATACTGACCGCATCACCGCACATGTAGTATGTACTGCTTTCACTGAGGTCGAGTCCGTCTTCTCCGTAGATATACTCCTCAATCTGCTCTTCTTCCCATGAATCCGGGCAGTTCTTAATCAGTCTTACTTCTGATGCCGAATAATCCAAAATCGCTATATTCATAATCTCATAATTTGTTGGTTGATAATGTCAGAGGGATTGCTCCCTCCGTTTTTAGGCTAATGCGTTCAATACTCTGTGGGCGTTGTATGCGACAGGATTGCTGTACTTTGCTTTCTCCCACTTTTTACGCTCACAAACTTTCAAGCAATACTCATGTGCTATATTCTCTGATAGTGCATCGAACGTGTCGTGTGTGACATCTGATGGTTTACCGAAATAAACTCTGTAACCCTCTCTGTAGCATACGATACGTCTGCCCAGTCTGTAGATGGTTCTACTGCCCTTCTCTACAAATGTAATTCTTTCCATAATTCTCTGTATTTGGTTATTGGCAGGTAGCCAAATGGCTACCAATTTTAGACTTCGCTCCATGCTTTCCACGCTTCATTCGTGTTCTTGGTGATTGCCTCGTTCCAAAGCTTCTCCATGTTGTAGAAAATTTCCTGAAATGCTTTAGGGGTATCCTTCGGATCAATCTTCTTGCCGAAATACGGGCGTCCACATCTTCTTTCGTCGTGCTCCCAGATGCACCGTATCATTCCCGTCTCCGTTGGAGTGCATCCGAGGAATGTTCCCATTGTACCGCATGTCTTTTCTCTAAGCCACTTCGGATAAGGAACGTATATTGTCCACGCATCCACGCAGTCACGGAACTTCTTTCTTGTGTCGTGATAAAGTTTCAATTTCATAATTCTTTGTAATTTGGTTGATAGAAGAGGAGCATGCAAGCTCCCCTTGTTAGGCTGTTTCTTTTAGTTTGATTCCATTCTCTTCGAGAGCGACCTTGATCAGCTCGTCAGAGTCCTCGTAGTACTCTCCCCAACAGGAGTCAATCTGTTCCCAGTCGTAGGAATCAGAAGATTTACTGTCTTCGTACAATTTTGTATACGGGCGTTTCTTTTCTAGGACGTAACCTTTTACATCACCCCACATCCACATACCAATATTCTTGACTTCGCTCTCAAACAGCTCGATGGCACGATTCTTCCAGTTCTTGGTATTTGTATCAACCATCTTTTTGAAGCGCTCCTTGTCGCAATAGGCATATCCTCTGACATAATCTCCCTGGCTATATCCACTGGAAGACCACTCGTAGAATGCTATATCCTTGCAGTTTTCAAGGAGATTAATAAAATCATCTTCTTCAAGCTCTTCTGTAAGCTCATCCCTAACATCCTCGTTCTTCAGTTCGTTAGGAGTGAAATCTCTAATGTTGTACCACTCGTTCTTGCCGATGCTGAATCTTGATTTTCTTTCAAAACTCCACATGTGGCACGACTTGTCGTATTCGAGACACAGATGATCGCAATGAAACATACTATTGATATACTTGATAATCTTCTTTTGTGGAACATACTTGCAGACAAGCTCTTTCAAGGCAGCCTCTGCATTTTCAGCGTCGACTTCACTGCTACAACCACGAGAAAGTTCCCTGTTGTATCCGTAATCAGAATAGTCCCAGAAGTAAACGCCTGCCAAATCCCATTCTGTGCAAGGGCATTCGGCATCCTCATCCTGGTAAATGGTGATTCTGTAATCACCAATCTCCTTCTTAGCAAATTCGTAACTCATATCTAATATCATTTAAATGGTTTAACATTGAATACCCCCATGCTAGGGGATATTGTTAGGCTTCCTCATAATCTTCCTCCATCATGGAGTGCATCTCTTCAAGCTCATTCGAGAAATTATACTTGATGTTGTACGTGCCGAACGCCTTGAAATACCATTCCTCTAGGTACGCTCTATCCTCGTTCGCCTGCTCGTTGTCCTCTGCGGAATCGAGTCGGGCTACCATCTGAGGATACAAATCGTAGTAATCATCGCCATCGTAGTCTGATGCCCACCAAACACCTGTTCTGTGCTTAGGGTAGTCCTCGTACAGATTGGCGAAATTGCCATCCATATGCTGAGAATCCTTATGGAGATATTTCTTCATCTCCTTGTTTGCCTTTAGAGTAAAATCCCATGCCATAGACTGGATATTCTTTCCGTACAAATCGGCAATGTATTCTTCTAAATCATCTGCGTCATCGAAATTCTCAAGACACTCACGATATAGGCTCTCGATTACCTTGGCGAAGCTTTCAACACCGATATAATCGGCTACTTTCTCGATAACCTCACCCTTGCTGTTCATAACATATTCCCAAATATTCTTTTCCATAATTCATCTGTTTAATGGTTCATAATGGTTCCCCACGATGATGTGGGGAGTTTTAGCCACATATGGCAATGTCGCCATAATTTCTGTAGAAATGCTTGTATGCCTCAAGACCACTGGCAGCTTTCAAGTCTGTGACCTCTAGCTTACCGGTATCCTTGCGTACCTCTGCAATAGAGTATGTATTGTCGTGCGTCCACTTGATGAGGTCCACACGCCTAACAGGATTCTCTACTGACTCAACGATTCTACACTTCAGTAAATCGTCATTCAGGATTTTCTCTAAATCACTCATAATTCTGTAATCTTTGGTTAATAGAAATCCCCACCCGTGAGAGTGAGGATTGGTTGGCTAATCGAACTCACTTTCGTCCTGATCGTACCACCAGTCCTGGAATCGATTCGCAACCTCTTCCAGTGCATACTTGGCAAATGTGTCGTAGATATATCTGCTCTCGTTCTCATCAAAAGGAGCATACAGAGCCTTTCCGATAGCGTCATAGGTGACGGATTTGTCGTCCTTGAAATTACCGAAGCCCTTAATCATCGTGATAAGGTCTTCTCCCAAATCATCGGCAAGCTCGTGCATATTCTCCATGATAGCACTCTTATTCTCGTTCCAGAACTTACAAGTCTGAGAATAATAGCAGAATCCTGTGTACCCGTCATTTGCATTTCTGCAACTGTCGAGCGAGTTCAATATAGTATCTTCATCGACACCACCAAGCTGCTCTACTACGGCATATGCCATCTTTACGAATGATGGATTATCATTTTCATTGATAAACGCATCCCATACTTTCTGTATATTCATATTTCTGTATTTTGGTTGATAATAGAAACGAGCAAGCGCACCATACGCTTACCCGTAATTTTAGCCGAAAACCCAGATAGCCGTAGTTCTTGCACAAATGGCATACAGCTTTCCGCTGTGACCACGGAACAGCATTCCGTTGCATCCGTACACACCGGAAGAATAGCCTACCTGACTATATTCTTCCGGGATGGCTGCACGGCTTGAACTGTGTGTTATATCCTTGGCAGCTCCTACTCTAACGAGTCTCTTCAACTCTTTCTGTGTCATTTTCTCCATAATTCTTTAATTTTGATGGTTTAACATGGTTTCTGTGCAGATAGACTGCACAGGATGTTTGGCTAGAACTTGCGAGGTCGCATGCACGATTGCTCAATCTCCTGAGCCTTCTTGTCTGCACGCGCTACGCGTCTGAAATACTCGCTCTTGTCGAGGTTCTTGCGTCTGCACTCCTCGCTGATAACTGCCTTGTGACTCGCTACGAGCCTGGCAAGGAACTTTCTGTCTCCGTCTGTCATAATTCAAAATTTTATTGGTTAATAATAGGAGGCGTAGCAAATAACTACGCCGGGTCTGGTCTAAAGCTGTACGTAAGAAGCCACTCGCCATTTAATGCGCTGAGAAACTTCCTTGCGGCTCTCTCTCCCCATCCTCGTGGCTTGTACGCGTCTTCTTTCAAATACTTCTCTACAAGCTTCTCTAGCTGAGTCTTTTCTTCTGCTGTCATAATATATCCTGTTTTGGTTAATAGCAGGCAGTACATTATCGTACTGCCCATTTTTGGCTAGAGATTGTACAGCGGGCTTTCGGAAGCATACAGAATCGTAGGACCGGTGAGGATGGAGAATGCACAAGGGTCAAAACTCTCGATTTTCTTCATGCTATCGATTTTCTTCTGTACTACATCACGTATGGATGACAGATTAAGTCTACCGTCAATAGGCATGACAGAATCCATGCCCACCATTTCCACAATACTGAAATCATCCGTAAATCTCATGTTCACAAGGTCAAACTTATTAATCTTGTGATAGAATTGTACCCATTTGCTCATAATTCTACATTTTTGGTTTATAGGAGAGGGAGATAAAACTCCCTCAATTTTCAGGCTATGTACTTCTTGATGAACTCTTTAAGCTCGTTGAGCCGCTCGTCCATCTCCTCTTTGCTGCATACGCAGATGAAACGTGGAAAACAAGTATCCGTTATTTCTCCCATGTCATTCATGACACAGGCAAAACAACTTATATACCCTTCGCCGTTTTTATTGCTAACGCTAACATCAAGGCTCAGTCTTGATTGATTTTTCAATACTTTTTTTTGGATTTCCTGCAACTTAGGCAAAATCGTAGAGAGTATGTACTCTACATTCTCCTTGTATTCTTCATCTATCATAATTCTTAAATATTGGTGAATAGTATGCGTGACAATCGTCACGCACATTTAGCTCATGCACAATACCGCAATCTCAGAGAAACTCTTGGAGATAGTTTTCTTGCTACGATAATCTCTGTAGCCCTTAGTATTGTTGCTATGCCACTGGCGTGCAGCTATCTTGATCTTCTCCATCTCATGCATAAGCGCACGCTCAAAATTCTTCTGTGATTTTCTGTCTAACATAATTCAATTTGTTTAATGGTTCTACATAGTATGCCCAGGAAAATGCCTGAGCACATTTTTGGCTACTCGTACTTGTTGAGCAGGAAAATCAGAATAATGCCATCGCCATTCAGGAGAGTCTGGCTCTTGTTCTCGTCATTTATTATGTTTTCACATATTCTCTCAAAGAACGGATACGGGTCTCCGGCAATACTATTGTAATACAATGCCATGTACGTACCGGGGATGAGAGGATAAGAGTCCTCAGGTTCTCCACCGAATACGTCACACGCCTGTGTATTGATCAGGACACGACGTACAGAGAAATTTCCCTCAACTTCCTGTGCGTCCATTCCACGCAAGAGGTCTATAACCTCATTCTTGCTCAAATCTTGCTTTAATATTCTATCCATAATTCTCTTGTTTGATTGGTTATATTATCGTACTGCCTGGATTTCTCCAAGCAGAATTTAGCTGAATGTTTCCAAGCACAATTTTCGTACTTTCTAGATTCCTCACACTCCAGGCAGGATGAAATTCTCCAAGCGGAGTGTGGATCGCCACAGCTCACGGAAATACCACTTACCCTTTTTCGTACTGCTCCAAATATACACAAGCAGAATTCCGTAAAGAATTCCAAGCACATTCAGGAGAATTATCGTACTTGCCAAGCAAATGAATGCCGGCGCACTCTGAATAAATCCAAGCACAATTATCGTACTTGAATAAATGATTTGTCTCACTTTCATATCTATATTTTTTTGGTAATTGTTCCGTAGCCACACACGACAATTATCGTACTGGCTACAGATTTTTAGGCTCACGCCACGCAGAATAATGTAAGCACACCATTATTTAGCGACCCGAATTCTACGTGACTCAAAATCTCCTGAGCATCTGTAATGATACTCTCAACCTCGCACATATCGAGGCATTTAATTCTCAGCGTACTCATAATTCTAATATTTTTGATTATTGTTCCCTACAAGCGTAGGGAGATTTTAGGCGATGCCGGCAGACCAAGCGAATCTTTCTTCTTCATCATTCAGTCTGTAGATACTGGAAAGCATGCCAAACAGGCGAGGGCTGCTGTTAACGAGTTCATCGTAGGCATCCTCTGCACTCTGGTCTGTTACATTAATACGTACAAGCGTCTTTCCTATCTTCTTCAAAATCTGTTCTTTCATAATTCTATTTGTTTAAATGGTTTGTAATTGTAGAGCGGAGATTTCTCCCCGCCCCGTTAGCCAGGATGTGCATCTTTGCACCACGTTTTATCTTTATCGTCTTAACTACGTGGCTCACACCCTACAGATTTTATGCTTCTGCCAGCAGCTTGTTTATTTCTGAGGAGATAAATCTCGCACGGATGACAAGCAACCGATTTCAGTCAGCGTGGATAGTGTGTACCTTGAACGCTGCAATCGTGATTGCACACACAATTGATTCTCGGGTAACCAGCCCGACCGGACAATTCCAAACCGGTAGAATATGAATTATGATTTCTTTCTATAAACTCTCATCTCGCTAGATGATACAAATCCCCTAGCCGTCGTGCCGTCTCATCTCATTCGACGCTCACGCCAGGAATTTTTGCGTATCTCTCGGATGGATGTCTCTGAGTAACACGTTACTCTCTCCCATCTCGGTGTGCCTCTCGCACTCTCGATTTACTGAGATACTTCTCTTGAATTTTGGCAATTAGTCCCCTGAGGGAGAATAAATTCTCTCTCTGAGTTAAGCCCACACACCACGACAAGGTTTACCAAATTGTGTGGGAAAAATAAGGACACGACGACCCGCTCCAAGTTGAAAAACCTGGAGTAAAATTTCCCACTGGCTACCTATCAAATAGCCAGTAGGAAAAACTAGATAGCCAGATTTCTCTAGCTACCTTGTTTGTATTGCTTACTTTTGCGCTGCTGCAAGTTTAGCTTGCAGTTCTGCTATCTGTTTTTGCAGGTCTGTTATGCTTTCACTCTTCTTCTTTGCTACCTTTGCACCGCTTGCAAATGCTTGATGTAATGAACACAACTTTGAGCCAAGACGCTGCAAACTATCTATAATAGTGGTCTGCGTATCTTTGCCGTTATCATCAAACCATTTAAAGAAATTAGGTAGTTTATGTTTGCGGGAAAACTCGCTAACAGCAGAACGAACGCACTCTGTTTGCAATTTGCAATAGCTTTCATCTGAAAGTACGTACTTTGTAGCTAGTTTGTTATATCTTTCTCTAGCTGCATCGAGTTCTTTCTTTGCGCTTACTACTTCACTATCTTTGCACTCGCTTAATAGCTTTTTTCTGTAACTATTAAGCACATCAAGACTTTGCGCCAAAATAGCACTACTTTTGCACTCTGTTACATAACTAGCAACCTTTGTACTTACGTGCTCATATCCTGTAGCACCTTTCACTTCTAAATCTTTCATATCTTTATTCTGTTTAAATGAAGACGCACAATTTACCCCGTGCGTTTTTGGGGTGTGCGTAACGTGCACCACACGACGCCGGACACAATACGCCACTGCGTGCTATGCGCTCAAAAGCCGTCCGGCTACCTACATAGCTACAAACCACGTGCCAAGAAACCAGTAAAAAATTGCGTAATTATGCATTTAACCATTCATAAGTACTTAATTTATAGATAGTTAGCTATTTGTAATAATTACAGCGTTTGTCAGTAGTTGTTAAGGTTTAAATAATTTAACGTTTTCGCCAACATGGCAGACTTGTAACTATCTAATAATCAAGCATTTATAAAGCTATAGTGGCAGTAATTGTTAAATATTTAACTTAAGAAACATTAATCTTTACAAATTGCTAACTAATTGATTTACAGGTAGTTACACCCGCCAAAGTGGCAGTTTATGTTAAGGGATTTAACTACTCATCTAATAACCTTTTAGTAATTTCGTTAAAATGTATTTAGTAAGTTAAACACGAATATTTATGCATGAATAAATATGGTAAATATATTTTGGTCAAGCAATTTGTAATAAGTTTTAATGTTTCACGCTTTATTTATAATGTATAATTATGCAAGAAAATGAATATAAACAAAGTTGTAAAGTGTTGGCTATTAAGGGGTTACATAATTTTTTTATAAATATAAACCGATAATTTGAAATAATTACAAAAATATTGTTTCACGCCGGTTTTCACTATATAAACCGACACAAAGTGTAATAATTTCAGAAGAAACACCCCCACACCCCCTAAATAGCACTAAATCAGCGCGGTAGTCACCTCATCTAAAAATTTTTTCTTCCGTTTTTCAGCCTTTTTGTAAAGTTTAATTACTTTCCACCATAAAGGATAATTATGCATATTCATTCATCCGTTATTTATTAACATTTGATAGCATAAACTCTTACTTAGCAGACCAAACCATAAATGTATACCTATCCTTCATTTAATGTATACCTAAAATGTATATTTATACCCTTTATTTACGAGGGTTTTACTGGATATTCAGGATATTATCCGTATCTTTGTATTGTCGATATTTTATAGACGACATGTTGTAAGGACGACCTGACACGTGTTATCCTTCAGAAAGCCCCTGTTTATCGGGGTTTATCCTACACAATAACGGAAAATTAATATTATTATTGTACATAAATGGAAAATGGTATTGCTATAGACACATTGCACGCTCAGTTGCTAGACCTTTTGAGGCATGACGAGTACGGCTTCGAAGCGCTCCGTTGCCAGGACTGGGGTAAGGCAAACTCTGATAAGTACAACAAGCTGAAGTCTACTTTCATCAGGTCAATGAGACGTCTGGCGAAGAAGGCTCCGGTGAAGTACTACAACGGTGCTTACTACATGTTCAACGGTAAGATATACGAAGCTGTTCCGAAGATAGTCCTTGAGCAGGCTTACCAGCTGTTGCTCCTCGACCTGTCCATGGCTCCGATGCTCGGCATCAGTACGGTGATGAACAAGTCGTTCATTGAAGTGATAGAGTGCTACAACATACTGAGACCTACCTTCGACATCGTTGCATTCGCCAACGGAGTGGTTGACTTCGGCAGCGGTCTGAAGTATCCGAACGTGATGCCGTTCTCTCCCGAGTACCATGTCACATACTACCACCCATACGACTACAATCCGAAGGCGAAGTGTGACAGGTGGATGAACTTCATCAAGGAGGTCCTTCCGGACAGGACGTCGAGGATGATCCTCCAGATGTTCCTCGGTCTCGGTCTCATACAGAGAGGTACTGCATACAATCCGTACGAGGGGAAGGAGTCATCGAAGATTGAACTCTGCCTTCTCCTTATAGGTACGGGAGCCAACGGAAAGAGCGTCATCTTCGACGTTGCCTGCAACATATTCGGCAAGGACAGGATAAGCAAGATGGACTACGCTGACCTCACTGCTGACGGCGACGAGGGAATGAGGGGAAGGTATCCAATAAGGAACGCCATCTTCAACTGGTCTTCCGATTCCGACCCGAAGAAGTTCGGAAGGAAGAACACTGGTATGTTTAAGAGACTCGTGAGCGGCGAGCCTGTCCCGATGAGAAAGCTCGGCAGGGATATCCTTGAGGGGAACTCAATCCCCTACCTCATCTTCAACCTCAACGAGCTTCCGTTCCCTGACGATGCGTCGCTCGGATTCATCAGACGCTTGCAGTACGTGAGCTTCGATGTGACCATCCCTAAGGAGAGGCAGGATCCGGAGCTGGCGAGCAAGGTCATCCGTGAGGAACTGAGCGGAGTGTTCAACTGGATATTCCGTGGCGCGATGGAGCTGAGGAGCAGGAAGTACAGGTTCCCGGCAGCTGAGGGCAGCAGGAGACAGCTGCTTATCTCTCTTCTAGGAAGCAATCCTATCTATGCCTGGATAAGGGCGTATGATATGAGGTGTAGCCAAGAGGCGAGGGGTGAGATTTCGGAATGCATGCTTGCCAAGGAGATGTACGAAAGGTTCGTCGAGTTCTGCAAGGCCAACGATGTCGAGGAGAAGGATATCCCTACGATTCAGAAGTTCGGGCGTGATATGAGCGACAAGTACGGCTTCTTCAAGAAGAGGTCACAGGGCGGAATGACCTATCAGGTGTACGGCGCGCAGATGATTGACCTGAAGCAGGAGCTTCTCATCAACGACGTGAAGAATAAATTGCGTGGTGAGGAGGACGTCAAGCAGCCAGAGAGCTTCATTCAGCCTGATGATTAACGGTTATAAAACAGATTTCTATGATAGACAAGGAATATATCAAGGAGATTATATCCCGTATCACGAAGAAGAAGGCTGACGGGAATATTGTTCCGGCCACCGCTTCGATGCAGGAGATCATGACTGCTGTCCGCGAGGATGCCCTGGAGTGCATGAGGACCATGTGTAACGAGAGGGAGGCCGCGGTGAACAGAACGTTGAACAGTGTTTCATTTAAATGTTTGTAGCTTATGGGAGAAGAACTTATGTTTTGTATATCCGATGCCTTTATAGATGGCGACAGAATTCGCGGATCTATTCATAATGTTGTGGACAAAGCGTTCGAGTCCGGTATCAAGATGTCGTCTTGCCGATACAAGAATCACAGCATCACGCTTGACGTGAGCTTTGAGCCGGAAGGTGGTTTTGACAAGCTGCTGCTCGAAATCCTCTACGGCGACAGAATCAGGAAAACCACAGAGCGCCTCAATAACGAGTGGCTGAAGAAGATGTGGAAGGTTTCTGAGGATGACCTAATGATTTTCAAATTCGAGCAGATAGCCAAAAAGTTCGATTCTTCGCTTGAAAGACGGCTTTCGGCCCGTGAGAGGCTAGAAGATATACGTAGAACGAGATATACAGCTTTTTAATTATGGGAAGACATCACAATCCTAATAAAGTTCCGCCGTTCAAGCCTGATCCTGAACATTGGACCAGGAAGGTTCATTCATGGAAGGCAAAGGTCGCATACGAGACTGAGGATGATGCTTGGGAGTTTCTGAATCAGATTCCGAGGTTGAAGGCACTTGGCTGGCATCCTTACTTATGCAAGGTTTGCTCAAAGTGGCATATTGGTAGGTTACATAATAAATAGTTGAGATATGGAAATTAGAGTTAACGTTTTAGGAAAGGTCGCATACATACAAGGAGAAAGTAGGGATAATAAGGCGAAAGCCGAACTATACCCATCAGGAGAGGGTGTGTATGCTGTAATGGATGGAGACGATTTCGTGTGTCTAAGAGTTGTGTCTTCCAAGATTCATGATGATACAAAAGGCGATTATTATGCATGTGTAGAAGAAAACTGGACGCATGCAAAAATCGCAAACTCTATAAACGTTATAGAGCACGAAGAAAGATTGAAGGATTATATAGACAAGCGTTTCGATGAGCTGCAATCAGCTATCGAAAATACGATGAGTAGTGCAGATAGCATAAATGATGCAGTATGCTCTATAAAGAGTTCCATTGAAAAGATAGAGAAAGATGGTGTTGGTAGTGGAAAAGGTATCAGCGAGAAGACATTATTGTCTGCCATCGAGATTGTATCCAAAATAAATATTTGAGAATATGAAGAAGTTTAAGAAGTCGATAGAGATTAGCACAGAGAATATTTCAGATGTTCTTCAAGTGCCTATTGTTACTAGTGTATACAAGACCAAGTTCTTTAAAAATCCGTTTATAGAAGGTCGTAGTAATCCTTATGATGCTTTAGCAGTGATGTATGTTCATGTTGAAGGTATTAAAAGCGATTTATGTATTAATCAAGGAGACGTTCTTGCTCTAGACATTTGTGATACTTGGTATGCCTTTTCAAAAGCAGGGTGGGAGAAACATAAAAACGATGAGGTATGAAGAAGAAAGGATATTACGAATATGGAAACGGAATCTACCCTTTGAAACTTTGGGTACACATCGGTAAAGACCTGAAAGAGCTGATAGATTCCTGCTTTGACAAATGTAAGGCTCCAGATATTGATTACGGCGGCGTTACGTATTCCGATGCTGTCAGGAAGAGCGACAGAAGACGTGGCGTTCTTGTCTCGTTTCCGTGTCAGAAGGTTATGTCGATGAACTACTGCTGCCACGAAGCTTCTCACATCTGCGATGCCATCGAGGATTATACTGGTATGGAACACGGCGGCGAGCCTTCTGCCTACTTGATGGGTTGGATTGCGTCTTGCATCAACAATGCTCGTTTGGGCATTGGTGATTTCGTTGAACTAAAAGATAAGGAGGAATAGCTTATGATTAAGAAAGAAGATATTAAGGTAGGGCTGGAGTTTTTACTTCCGTGCGAGAGTATAGAACGCACCAGAGGAGGATTTTTCTATTATGTCAATACAAGGAAAGGATGCTGCATGTCACTGATTGAACCTACAGATGTTTTTTGTGTAAAGTCTGTTAAAAATGACTGTGTTTATTGTGGCGTTCGCGACATTACTAATGTACGCGTAGATTTAGATATTTTGCAGAAGAATGGTTTATATCCCGAATATGCAGAAAAGCTGATGGATGAATGGAAGGATTGTATCATCGGCGATAATCTTGATTGGAGCAAGTTGCCGCTTAAGGGGAAACAAAACGAAAGAACCGATGCTGACCGCTTCAAGGATATCACCGACAAGATGAGCGATACCTACAAGCGCAAGAATCACGATTATGGGAATGCTTTTTCCGAAATGTATGATGAGCTTGGTATCAACTACGGCTACGGAAAGATACGAGAGAAGGTAAATCGCATCAAGACGCTGAAGGACAATGAGGCGCAAGTTGCTAATGAACCATTGGAAGATGCTCTTCTTGACTGCGCTAACTATTGTATCTTGACATTGATGGAATATCAAAAACGTAAGGAACATGGAACAGACTGATTACACTTGCAAGGATTGCTTCTTCTTCAAGAATGGAGCTTGTAACCACCCTAATGAGATTAGGTTTGCTTCTGAGGAGAATCCATCTTGCGCAGATTTCGAGTATAAGGAAATAAAAGTTGAACTCTAAAATATTGTTATCATGGCATTACCATTTGGAAAGACTATCAAGACAAGACACTTCACCGTGCTGAAGTTCAGCAAGAGCTTGTCTAAGAAAGAAGTTGCTTCACTCAGAGAGGATATTCCTGCTGATATCAAGAAGCATTTACAGAGAGGCTCTCTGCCTTTCATCAAGATTGCTGACATTGCCGGTACATGGGGTATTGAATACTCTATCGGTACATCAATGTACGCTGCGCTCGATGAATGTGTTCCTGTGGCTGTAGGAGACCATTATGAGTTCTCCAAGGATAATGGAAACATCATCGAGGCATTTGCCCAGCTTATGTATGCTGATACATCGTTGCCTGGCGATGCAGAATACACGGCAGGTAAGTTGAAGCTTCGTGACGAATACCTTGCTCGTGAGGCTGCAAGAAGAAACGCTGCTGCCGACGAGGGTAAGACTGAAGAGCAGCTTCGCAAAGAAAGCGATGAGGCAGTTCAGGAGGTCATCGACCGAGATAAGCACGCCGAGACTATTCTTGAAATGGCAGAGCAGATTAAGAAGAAAGGAGGCAAGGATGAGCGATAAGTTGCTTGAGGTCGTTCAAGACCATACTTCCCTGGTACAGGCGCTCCAGTTTATTTTGGAGGCCGCAGAGACGAAGAAACTTCCTCCATACGGTATTCTTCCAGTATTCAACGACGACCTTCTTAATGATAGGCTTAAGGGTATACTTGAGTTGGTTACCGGAGAGAAGTATCCTTAATTGACTTCAAAGTTTTCTTCTACTTATATATTTGTTTTAAAAAGCGAGGGGCAGCATCTGTGAAGACACTGCCCCTCTTAGTTAACCAAAATAATTTGAATTATGCTCAGCAGAAAGAATCTGTGAACATTAATTGTTTGCAAAGGTACTTGGTTTTGCTGAAATTCTAGTAAAACAAAGTTACTTTAACACGAATTTAACTATTTCTTCTTCTTTTGAAAGGTCGCCTGGCCATTTTTGAAGATAATGCAGTCCTCGCAGCATCGAGGCATTGATAGAGGAATGTAGTAGTGGACCACATTATTTTCTGTATCAATTTCGTCCTGCTTAATCTTAGAGTAGTCGGCTATCATGGCAGTTGTCTTTTGCCACTCTGGAGAGCCAAACTTCTGCTTGCGCTGAGCGATAACGAGGTTTCTCAGAATCTCTTCCTTCGAGGTAGCCTTAATAAGTTCCTCCTGGGTGAGTTCATCGGCGTTCTCGTTCTTCGTTTTCTTGCCCTGAACCTCTGCTATTCTCTTCTGGACGGACTCTTGGGCTTCTAGCTTGTTCATCTCGTTTTCGAGGAATGATTTCTCCCACACACCTATTCCTTCTCCTTGGAATGCGATGGCCCAGCTGTCACGAACAGACATACCTGAACCACGGAGACTGGCGTAGATGTAATAGCGAGGGTCTTTCATCTTGAGAGCCTTCGCTTTCTTGTATGTATCGACGGATAACGTGTATCCTTTTGTTTCTTCAATCATAATCTTATTTCTTTTTATTATCCTTGAATGCAAATACTGTGTAGCAACAACACGAAACGTGAAATGGAGGATATGGATCTTTGAAAGAATGGATGCCAGCATCGGCTTCATTTTGGCAGATTTCGCATGGATAACTACTTCCTCTCTTGACGTAGAACCCGATAGCCTTGTTCTCCTGCCCATACTCCTGCTCTGCCTGTCCCCACGCCAAAGCAATCACCTGAGAGGCGTTTCTTACAATGTTCTGATAGGCGTTCTTGTAGTATCCCTTTCCGTAAGAAGGAACATCGATATTTATGTCCTTTCTCTTCGCCTTGGTGATGACTGATGTGTGATATGGGTCTTTATAGCCTGTGCGGATGGAAGACAGGAGCTGCTGGTCTGAATATCCCATCAAGGTTCCTGCCTTGATCATCCTTACAATATCTTCAGCAAAGTTTCCGAGATAGACGGCGTTTCTTTCGGATGTCGTCTTTCCGTAGATGTCGCTGACGAGAAACGATTCTATGTTCTCGTTGTCAATCCCGAGAATCTTGCATGAAACCTTGGAGTAAGCAGAGATGTAACTGTTGATACTCTCCTCTGCATCAGCAGTAACGTTCTTGGCGTAAGAGAGCAAGGCTGACTCGTTTGTGAGCCTGCCCGCACCTCTGTATCGCTTACTTGCGGCAATTATTTTCTGTGTCGATTTCCAGAGAATATCTGCAACATGGTCCTCGCAGTTTCGGATTGCCTGCAAGCGCTTCCTGCTGTAATCGACAGAACGTTTTAATTCATCCATAGGCTATTAATGGGTTTGGTTGTAGTGTTGCCAGTTGTTCTCATTCGGGGCGTTCCGATTCTCGTCCCATTTGGTTCCTGACTTATTTGGGCGTCCAGCTCCGCGACCCGTACGTACGTTTCCACTACCTCCATTCTGAATATTCGCAGTAGCTTTCTGCTCCTCGATTGCATTTTGAGTTTCGTTATCCGCACGCTGAATATCCATGAGGAGGTCCTGCTGATCCTCTTCCTTCTTCTCGCGCATGATACGGTCGTATTCATCGTTAACTGGGAAGTCTGGACAACGCTCAGATGCGGTCTGCTTTGAGAGGAAGTTGTTCTGAACCGCTGTTGCTAAGTTTGTTATTATTTCAGATTTATTCTGATGCACATAGATTTCCACCCAAGCGTGAATAGGAAGACCGGTCATAGTGGCCATGCAGTTTTCTTCAATTCCGATACCATACTTTGAAATACGAACAAGTTGATCCAGGAACGGATGCATCTTCTTAGCATCGTTCTCAGCAACCTCGATAGCAGGAGAATAGAGCAGCTTGATGGCAACGCCCGGAAGATCACCCGACTTCAGCTCCGGTGGCTTTACTGTGAACGAAAGCTCATAGATGAGGTCATACGACTTGTTGAGCTGTGTCGCAAATGCATCGGAAGCGTCTGTTCCGTTAATAAAGTCAGCATCACCATTCGTATCAATAATCTGAATCATCTTTGCAGAACCATTCGTATCACCAACAACGGTAATATCATCTCCGTCACCCTTCAACTTCATTATAGGGAAGGCGTAAGCCTTGTTGTTCTCGCAGAGATAAGAGAAAGCTTCCTCGTAGTCCTCGATGTTCTTCTGTACAACAGACCAGCATGGGCCGTCATCGTTTCTTACGTATGCAACAGGGACAAATGGGAAGCCGTGAGCTTTCTCTTCAACGCAAGTGTAGTCGTCTATTCCGAATATCTTGGCAATTCTCTTGATGGTCTCCTTGAACTTGCCTTCGTTAACTTGCTTCTTGAAGCGGTAGAATGTCTTGTCATCCCACACCTCTACCCACTCAGTCTTTTCGTTTCCTTCTTCGTCGTAGTCCTTGTATTTCCTTGCAAAAACAACAAGCTCTCCAGTAAGAGGGTCGAACTGAGGATACAATGTATCTCCTCTATCGAAAGCCAATGTGCGAGTACCGAATTTCTTGTTTTTATCGAAGAATCCGACTACAGCAGCCTCAGCAACCTTCATGTACGAACTTACAGCCTCATAGTGACGAATCTCCATATCGTGCATATACCATCCCTTCTTGAACTTGGCAAGGAGATTAATATACTCTTCCTGTTTCTTCATCTCAGGATCACCGGCAAGCTCAAACTGAATATCGTTACCTGTCATATGGAGAACGTGCTTCGTATGAATAACCTGCTGGAAAGCAAATGCCGTTCTTTGAATCTCTTGGACATACCATTTCCCATCTTCCGGATTCTTTCTCCAGATGTCAGGGTAGAGATCCTTGTCGAAGATTTTGTGGGACGTAGGATAGAACTCACGAAGGAAGTCCTTCTGAGTCTTAACCACTCTGTATAATGTATCTTGCGGCATCTGAGGGTCTTCATTATCGGACACCTCGTTCCTGCAATGGCCATCGTGGGTCATGTACCCCTTTGGCGTGAGTTCAAAGAAAGGCTTCTTTACCAGAATCTTTCTGAAATTTGTTACCTTGATAGCATCCATAATCCTTTTACCTTTTTATTTTTCTTTTTTGTTAAACTGAATATCATTACATAGAACCAAGATTCAAAGAAGTCAGGCGAGTGCCCGACATATTTCTTGGCAATCTTCTTAGGTAATAGCTTGAATCCCCTATCATCGCTATTCTCGTCACGTCTGAGCATCTTACGCTCCTTCTGAAGAATCTGTCTGAGAGGAACCTTGTCAAATCCGTTTCCTGAATACTTTCTTTCAAGCAGGGCCGAGTCGATGGAAATCTGCTTCTCCTTTATCATCTTATAGAATAACCAAGCACACTGAGACTTCAAATCTTTATAGAGATATTTGATTCCTTCTTCTTCCTGATGATTCCTAGCGATAGGTGCTGCCTGGTTGTTGAATGGGACGGCATCCTTGAAGAATCCCTTGAAGTACTGACCGATTCCCTGCATATCGTAAGTGAAGTTACATTCCTCGACACCCCACTCTCTCAGCTTGGCCTCAACTACAGAAACGAGCGTCTTAGGGTCCAGCCTCAGCACAACCAAGTCTTTACAATGCCATCCTTCCCAAAGCCACATTACGAAGTTATCTCCGCCGGTGAAAGCAATATCGGCAGAAGCTCTGCGTTTTCCATCTCCTATCTGTTCTGCATTGTCGTAGATTTCATCAAGGTCTTCCATCTTGATCATGTCATCACCGGCGGCCTTCCAGTTCCAGTTGGCTTCAAGGTCTCGCATACGCTGTTCCTCGTCCTGTTGGGCAAGGTTGGCGAGATATGAGGCATCGGTAGAGATAAGCTTAATGTTCTCTGATACGTCAGCGCGAACGAATGTTGCCGACTTGATGAACATTTCGAGCTTTGTATAACCAAGTTCCTCATAGCTGTCCTTCCAAAGGCTATCAATAATGCCCTTGCACTGCTCGTACACCTCTTCTCTCGTGTTACCCCAGTAGATTGAGTCAGGCGTATCTCCGTCCATGAAACAGTATCGTATAACTCCGTCCCGTTCCGGTATGATGTAGCCGTTCTCGTCAACCCACCAGTCAATGAACTTTCTCACCCAAGATTCCGGGTCTGGGTTACAGGTAATCCAGAAGCGGTTTCGGATATGCGCTGCATTTCGGTTGTTGGTCAAGAGGTACTTGAACTTCTTGTATGGGCACTGAGTACCCTCATCGATGCAGACGTAGGCATACTGGCGACCCTGGAATCGTGTCTTGAAGTCCTGATAGGCTCCAGCATAGTACGAGAATTTGAGCCATCCTCCGTTATCGAAGTTCCAGGTCATATCATTTTGTGACTTATTGTAAGTTCCAAATTGGGAGAACAATTTATAAGAGTCTGTCACTAAGGACTGTAAGTCGTCTTTTTCGTTACGAAGAATTGTTGCATGAAAATCTGGATTTTTAATATCCTTCAGAACTTCCATTAGGGAAGAGAACGATTTTGAGCCGCCTCGCGAACCGCCAACTATCTTAATATCAGCGTCTATAGACAGCATGCGTTCCTGACCGCCACGCTGAGCTATAATCTTCAGCTTGTCGGGATGCTTCTTGTCGGCGTCTCTTAATGATTGGATATACTCTTGAGTGTAAATAGGCTCTCCGTTATCCAATTTTAATCCTGAAAATACATCTTTCTGCATAAATATACATTTAATACTGCAAAAATATACAATTTTTCTTTGATAATTGCATATTTATTCATATATTTGCAAAATAAAAGGTATATTTATACGTTTTCGAGGTGGAGGGACCACTTTCGGGATAACATTTTTAATCAAAAAACAACATGACAAGAGAGGAACTCTTAGCATTAGTGAACAAGGAGGTTGATACCACCAAGTTCAAAGAACTTAGCCAAAAGACCATCGATGAGGAACTTGATGATGTTTTGGAAGATTTCGGTGATGACGAGGAAGCAAATTCCAAGTTGGTTACCAAGTTAGCAAACCGTCTGAAGCGTATCAACGGCAACTTGCACAAGAATATCTCTGACGAGGTAAAGAAGAGCAAGGAGGAGGCTGAACGCAAGAAGAAGGAAGAGGAAGAGGAGCGCAAGCGTAAGGAGGCCGCCAAGAATGGCGATTCTGACGACAAATACAACGAGCTTCTCAAAGAAATCAAAGCCCTCAAGGAAGCTAACGCAGAAAGAGACAAGAAGGCTGCAAGGAAGGCAACCATCGAGTCTGTAAAGGCAGGTTTGAAGGATAAGTTCGACAAGGCAAACCTTGAAATGAACGACTTTTTCCTCGATACTGCACTCTCTAAGCTGGAGATATCTGATGATGCAGATGTTGCAGAACTGGTATCAACGGCAGAAAATATCTATACTGCCGACTATAAGCGTGCCAACGGTGGAAATGCTGTACCACGAAAGGGTTCTAGTGCTCCTTCTGGTGAGGAAAATAAACTCGACGAGCATGAATGGGACGACATTAAGGATATTTGCAAGGACAGAGCTACAAAGGCGACTGTCAAGAAATAATACAGGATAACATTTTAATTAAGGTAAAAAGATTATGCAGTACAGCAATTATTACGACCAGATGAACGCACAGGGTGCGGTATTCAATGGAACGGTGCTCTTGCAGGCATCGGCTGAAATTGGCGGTCAGAAGCATGTGTACTTCAATCTTAAAGGTGCTGTCAAGGAGGCTTTCAGATACCCTCCTATCGGTGGTATTATCACCAATCCGTTCCCTGGACCTGCTAAGATTTATGCAGGGGATCTCGTTGAGCATAGCCTCGGCTTTGCAGACAACAAGGGTGGCACTATTAAGATTTTGAAGTCTTACGCAGTTGCCAAGGCAACTAGCACCGCTACAGACACAGACATCTACATCGTTCGTGACGGCTACCATCACATCCCATTTATTGGCGATAAAATCATGGTAGGCCAGAAGGATTTTAAGACAAAGGGAACTGGTGTTTCTGTTACAGCAGTTGAGGCTACAACGGATGCTACAGCAGGTGACGTTTGGAAACTTACCTTGTCTGCTGCATTGGGCGCATTGACCGTTGGTCAGGTTCTCGTTGAGGCTGCTGCGGTTGGTTCTACACTTCCTGTAGTAACAAACCCTAACTGTTTTGCTCCTCACGACTACGACATGCCGTTCTATACTCTTCCTGGAAGCGACGAGTACGAGAAACCTCGTGTGATGTTTACACCGTGTCTGCTTGGACCGGATGCGGTTTTCATTAAGGACAGGATGAGTCCTCTCCCACCAGCTGTAGAGGCGATGAATATCAGTCGTTACCCAGAGTTGTTCTACACGAACTACTAATTGTTTAACTATTAGATTGTATTTAGGATATGCCAAAGTTTAATATTGAAAATTCGAGGATGGCGAAGTTCTTCTCTAGTAAGGACAACACCAAATACCTCCAGAAGTTTCTTGATGAAAAGGACATCTTTCACGTAAACTACGGCTGGTGGAAGACACAGGGACGTATTGCTGCTGATCTGACTCCAACCAACAGAAAAGGTGTTGCGACATTCACTGTCGAGGCAAAGAAGCTTCGTGCCGCTACATTGGCTAACATGCGTGCTCCTTTGGCTGGTTCTTTCCAGAAGGATAAGGGAGGCTTGCAGGTTTACTCTGCAACAATTCCAGACTTTATCACAGACGGAATCTACCAGAATGCAGAGGAACGTGAGTATTTGATGAACCAGTTTGAAGAGTTCGGTAATGACCGTGATGTCGTTATGGAATGGACAGATCAGGTTCAGGAGTTGATGGACTCAGTTGATACCACTATGAACTTCATGACAGCAAAGCTTGCTTCTACAGGTAAGCTTGACTACACTGGTATCGGTCGTGGTATTCAGGCTCCAATCCACAAGACCAATATGCCTGCCGACAACTTCAAGAAGTGTGGTAAGGTTGCTTGGGCTGATGAGACCTGCGATATTCTTGAACAGATGCGAGTTCTTGAAGAGAGTTGGCGTAAGACTTTCAATCGTAAGTCTCAGCCTCTCGTTTGGCAGATGACCGTCAATACCTTCTTCAATGTGTTCTTGAAGAACAAACAGATTAAGGAATTGTGGATCAACTGGTGTAAAGCTCACTATGTTGCTTACGTTGAGGACTATGGCGTAAATCAGGATATGTTCCTGAAGGCATTCGGAGACATCCAGGGCCTTTCTCCTATCGAGCTTGTAGAGGAGGAGGAAACTACACTTCTCTTCGATGGAACGCAGAAGACAGAGCAAGCTTGGTCAGACAACATCGTTGTTCTTCGTCCTCGCGGTAGCGCTTTTGAGTTCGAGCACAAGGAGATCAAGGATAAGAAGATGTTCGAGAAGTGGGGTAACAAACTTGTTGACAAGGTGTTCGCAACAACCAACGACGGTCTTGGTCTGCTTGCCAACACAACAATCGCCAACGGTGATTACCTGGAGTGGCATACAGACTTGATGTTTGCTGCTGTTCCAGCTATGCTCGACTTCCCTTACCGTTGGATTATCGACATCACCAAGAAGGGTTAATTCTTTAACGTAACTAGATTGTATGACTATGGATTCGGAGATGAACATTTACACTGTGAACGACTACCTTATTAATAAGGTGAAGTTCGAGATGCCGATGAAGGCTCTACTGGGCATCATGCACGACAGGGAGCTTGAAAATGGTATCGACCTCGAAGCCTGCGACAAGGACAAGGTGAGACTTGCCTATGCCGACATGCTGAAATGGTTTGTTCTTGGTCCGAGCAAGGTGAACAACACCTCCGATTCCGATAACGGATGGACTCATTCGGGAGGTGGCTATGACATGTCGGACAACGACAGGAGCGAGATGAAGGCAGAGGCTAACGCTATCTATGCAGAGCTGGAGCCTGATTCGATGCTCAAGAAGAAGTCCACCTTCCGGGTGACCTCCCACGGAGTAAAGAGGGCGAATTATTCTCCTTGGGGAGAACCTCTCCCTCACATCATCAAATAAGGCGTATGGAAAAGGAAAACATCAGAAACCCAAGATACCCTCACATCATCAAGATCGTGAGGAAGGTCGTCGGAAAAGCCGACCCTGATGACCCGTTTGCCGATGATGATGCTCCAGTTGGTGAGGACAAGGAAGTCATTCTCTACTATGGCGAAGGCCGCAGTTACACAGATACCACTACAGAGGGAGACAAGAATGTCGACCAGAACAAGAGGAAGGCATCGATTCCGGTCAGATATGACGAATGGGATGCTGACAGATGTCCTCTTGACGGCGACACCATCTACTCCACTGTCGGCAACAACACCGAGGTTGGTATGGTTAAGGACTGCGAACCGGATAATAACAGGACTGTTGTGTATTGGAATTTGACAAGGGTTTAGATTATGACAAGTTTATCAGGTCAGTTTTTACAGGTCGAGAAGAAAATCCGTCAGATGGCTGTAGCAAAGATGCAGCAGAAGATGGATCATGCGGCTGAAATGACAATGAAAGCTGCTGACAAGTCTCGCAACTATGATGACGTAACCGGTAACTTGTACAAGTCAACAGCCATCGGTACATATTACAACGGCTCATTGCAGTCGATTCATTATGCTCCAGGCCCAGAGCCAACCCGAGTAACCCTTGCTGCCGGGGAACGATACAACCTTGATAAGTATTACCGCAGCTCGTTCTCCTTCAAGGACAGCGGACGGAGACCTTACAAGGGTGAATACGGAGAAGGTGGCGAATATGGTCCAAACGCGGCGTGGGATGAACTTGTTTCCAGGGAGCACAACAAAGGAAAGTACGATGCTACATGGCAGATGCTTCTTGTTGCCGGCGTAGATTACGCTAAGTTTGTCGAGGTAAAGAGAGGTCACGACGTGATTACCTCTCTTAGAGAATATTTGGTTAGATACTTTAGATCGATGTAAGATATGGTTAGTATTAAGACTCTATATTTCGATGTCGGTAATGCGATGAAGGGGATTTGCGACAAGCTCTACTCCCGTAGCCGACCAAAAGCAGTTGATACGAAAATCAACAGCTACATCGTGGTATACTTCCCATCTAGTATCTACAATAACGAGATGAACTCAAGTGGAGTTTACAATGATTTCACCACTATAGCTCAAATCGAATTGTATGTGCGCGATAAGAATTCGGCAAGCAACCCGCACACACTTGATGTATCTAGCGTTGACGAGAAAGTCCAGGAGATTATGGACAGATTTCCAATCTCCACAAAAAATCTCATTGTTTCCAATCCTCGTATAACACTACAGACAGACGATGGCGCAGGTTTTTCCGTGACAATCATACAGGGAAGGTTACGCACGAAATAAGTATACAGGTATAACAATTTAAAATATTTTAGATTATGGCTATGACAACTATTGACAAGATGAAGGACATTTTCAATGGTCCTAAAACTCTGCTCTACTCAAAGGCTATTACCGATTTGAGCAAGGCTACAGTTGACATCACCCCAGAGGTTGAGCTTCCGGTTACCGTTGACTCGCTGAAGGCGACTATGGATGACCCAACCATCAACCACTACAAGGTTATCGGTCTTGCAGGCGACTGGGCAACCACAGCTGAGCTCGGCGACTTCAATGTAGAGTTCGTTGTTCCTTCAAAGGCAAAGGACTTGCTGACAATTATGTTCGGCGAGGATGCTATCACAGAGCTGACCAAGGTTACTCTGAAGGGTACAGGTGACGCTACCCTCGACGCTACTACCGGCTTTACAGGTATCGCTGTTGAGCCTAAGAAGTTCAAGATCAAGGGTACTATCGTTATTGTTGACGACGAGAAGGAGAACCTCATGGTTATTACCAACATCGCTCTCTACGCTACATTGCAGTGGGACAACTCCGGTACTGAGCCAGTTGCGTTTAAGTTCTCAGGTTCTATCGAGGGTGCAGGTAAGCGCAGCATCGCTTGGCTTACTAAGGCTCCAGCTGCTGGTGAACCAGGCATTGGCGGTTAATCAAGTAAAGGCTTCTTTAGGTAATTAGATTCAGGATAACAAACCGTTGGGCGGCAGGCTAATCAACAGCCGTGCCGCCCTTCTTCATTTAATAGCATACAATCATGGCAGAAGAAAAGAAAATAGAGCAGCCTTCAGTGGACTTGCAGGAGTTGCTTGACAGCGTGCTGCACGACGAGCCTACCGAGTTCGTGTTCCGTGGAAAGAAGCACAAGATCGGCTGGCTTCGCAAGGGAACCATGAGCAGGTGTTCCCACATCAGGTCAAAGGAGAAGAACGAATGGAAGCGCAACGTCAAGATTTGTGTCTGCATTCTCCTCAACAACATCTGGAAGATTCGATTCCTGTATTGGATCTACTGGCGTTGGCTCTACTACATCAAGGATGTGGACGTGGCCGAGGTGCTGAGAGTCCTCGATGTTTCTAAAAAAAAAATTCCATCGAACGCATTCTCACTGGCTACCATATTAGCGACCGGGATGACGGACGTGATGATGACGATGACGAGGAGCGAAGCAAAAGCTATCCAAGCAGAACCAGCTGGGGAGCAGCCTTCTCACTAGCGGAGAAGTTCGGTTTCCTCTTTCAGCGCAAGTACTTCATTGCAGCCTACGACTACTGGTGGGGCTATTCATCAGCACAGATTGACCTAATGGTTGCAGACCAGCCTCTTGTCGTCTATCCAAAGACCAAGAAGGAAGGCAGTCCGAAGAAGCATACCAAGAAGGAGATGGATGACCTCTACGACAGGTGGATGGAGAAAAAGAAGAATGAGGGAAGCATCGTTGGCAAGAAGATAAGTCTTGCAGATTACTTAAACAATAAACTCTAATTTAAAAATATTCAGGATATGGCAGGTGGAAATTTAGGTGACTTGTGGTTCCAACTTGGTGTCAAGGATAATACCTCCAAGGAGTTGCAGAAAATCATTGACAAGCTTAAGACTGGTGATGATGCTGCGAACGCGCTTCTTCGTGCCCTCCAGGGATTCGGGACAAAAAAGTCTGGATTTAAGGAGCAGGCAGAAAAAGCCAAAGAGTTTGCAGATGTTCTCAATGAGATAAACAGAAGGATTTCCAAACTCAAGAAAAACGACAAAGGTGATGAAGCTAAAGATTTGCAGTTGGCGGTAAAAAACGCTCTCTCCTATCTCGATATGCTTCAAAGAATCAATATAGAGCGCAGCAAGATTTCAGAGCTACGCTCACTGAATCCTAATGTTGATACCTCGAAACTTAGGGAAGCCGAGCTGATGCTTGAGAATATCAATAATCAGCTTTTCAGATTGCAGAATAAAGCACAAGGCGGCGGAGGTGGCGGCGTAGATAGCGCAAAGGTTTTGCAGGATTATGCCAAGGTTCTTCAAATGACATTCCGTGATGTAAAGCAGATTACTGATCAGTTTAAAAAGGAGAACCCTCTTTCTGCCTTTTCCGGTGGAGCAGCAAAGGTTGAAGCTGACATTGCAAGAGTAACCGAAAAGCTCGCTAGGATGCGAGACCTTATGGCAGAGGGAGCCTTGAAGGGTTTCAATACTAACATGCTTGGTGGAAGTATTACCGAGCTTGACAAGATACTTGCCAGATTGCAGGCGGCATCTGGAAACAAATCTATCCTCACCGATGCCGCGCAGATGAAGAACCTTCTTTCCGATGTTGCTGTAGAAATGACGAAAGCCGCCGCCGCAACACAGGCATACGGACGAGAGAAGGGAAAAGTCATTGCGCAGGAGAGAGAGTTTGCGGCAGCTTCAAAGTTGAGCGCCAAGGATAATGATGCGGAACTTAAAGCTTTGTCTGATTATGCAAAGCGCTACATGGCATTGCAGGAGGCCAAGAGAAAGGCAGAAAAGCAAGCCTCTGATGAAAGGAAGAGACAATCTGCCGCCGAAGCCAGACGCATAGAAGCCGATACTGAAAGAATGTCTAGGCTCTATGCTAAGATGTCGCTTGTAATCGGTAGAGGCGAACGCGCCGGCATGAGAGGCCTAGAGCTTGGAGTAAATACAAGTGCTTTAGAAAAAGCTCTTTCGGAAGCAACCGAGCTCAAAAGAAGAATAGAGGATGCCAATATTGCCCTTATGGGTAAGGGTGGTAGGCCTTCCTATTCGTCGTATGCGGAGGAAGTGAACAGACTTTCATCAAGCCTTGCAAATGCTACCCAGGCACAAAGGGATTTAAACTCTGCACAAGATAAAGCTAACAGGAAAGCAGAAGCTCAGGCTACAAGAGATGCCGCCAAAGCAAAGCGTGACGACGCTGCGGCAGAAAGACAACGCCAAAGAGAGATAGAAATTTCTACTCGAAGAATGGAAAGGCTCGATGACGTGTTGGTAAGGCTTCGCAAGGAGTATGGAAATTCCGTTAAGTTACAGGTAGATACAACTCAGATTGAGACTAAAATAAAAGATATTGAAAATCAATTCAATTATCTAAAGTCAATATTACAAAGGCTTGGAAGCAGAGATTCTACAGCACTTGGATTAATTACAAACGTTGGCGACCAACGGGAGGTTCAGCTTGCAAATAGAGTTGCTGATGCTCAAAGAGAAGCTAATCGAGAGGCGCAGCGCGGTATTGAACTAGAACAGAAACGTCAGCAGGAGATTGCTCAGTCTGCCGCAAAGGCACGAAACGATCTCGCAGCAGCATTCGCCGGAGCAAACGCTGAAGCGAAGAAGATGCAATCCATAGTCGGAGACATCAAATCTCTCTTCTTGCAGGGAGGTATTGTCTTTGGCGCGCAGCAATTCTTTAATTCAATCGTACAGACCGGTGGTGAGATTGTTCAGCAGCATGTTGCGTTACGCTCCATCCTTGGTGATGTACAGAAGGCTGACGAGCTGTTCGCTCAGACACAGCAGCTTGCGTTGCAGTCTCCATTCAAGTTTGGAGAACTGAACAGAGATGTCAAGCAGTTGGCTGCATTCGGAGTAGAGGCAAACGACTTGTACGATACAACTAAGCGACTTGCGGATATAGCATCTGGTCTTGGCGTGGACTTCGGCCGATTGGGTCTTGCGTTCGGTCAGGTTAAGGCTCGATCTTGGCTCGATGGTAAGGAGTTACGCCAGTTTGCTTACGCAGGACTCCCACTCTTGCAGAAGATAACGGAATTATATAATTCTGAAGGAAAGAACGGTCGCAAGAATTATACCCAGGCAGATGTCAAGAAGATGATTTCCGGAAGACAGGTAAGCTTCGAGGATGTTCAGAAGGTACTGTGGAAGATGACAGACGAGGGTGGCCAGTTCTACAATATGCAGCTCGTGTTGTCCGAAACACTGCTTGGCCGCTGGAATAAGCTTATCGACGCGTGGGATATTATGCTCGGTAAATTTGCAGAAGGAAAGAATGTCATAGGCGGTACGTTCTCGTTTATTATCAACCGAGTAACAGACTTAGTATTAGCTCTTGATAAACTATCCCCTGCTATGCTTTCTTTCGGAGCTATATTTGCTGCAAGGAAACTTGGACTGATGGCTTCCGGTAAGCTCGGATTGGGCTCAATAAACAAGAACTACACTCAGCAGATGAATGCTCAGCTGAGGACTTACGCTATCGAACAGCAGCAACTTGTCACAGAAGGTAAGATTACTCAACAGAAGGCGTTGCAGAATGTACAGGCAAGGGCATACTTGCTGTCTGATACCGCTTCAAGGGCGAATGCTATGTCTCGTCTTGCACTTGAAGGGAAGATGTCTGTTCTTCAGATGCAGAAAGCTGTCAAGGAAGGTCTTGTTACAAAAGAACTTATCAGACAGCTTGCCGTGATGGGGCAGATTACAGCAAGACAGGAGCAGATTATACTCGGAGGAACACGATTTGCCGCCGTAATGAATATGGGTATCTCTAAGATAGGTGGAGGAATTAAGTCTCTCTTTACGATGCTTGGCGGCTGGTGGGGACTTGCAATCGGTCTAGCTGTTCAGACATTCTCCAGCTACAGCAGTGATATGGATAGAATTTCTGAGAATGCAAAGGGTTTCAGGGATTCTGCATACAACAAGAAGAAAAACTACGAGGATGAGCTCGCAAATGAGAAGCCGGCAAACAGCGCGGACTTACAACAGCGAGTAAACTCAATGAAAGAGCTTCTTCGAAACAGCGGAGATTACACACAGACAATAGAAGATCAGATTACAAGGGCGAAGAATCTTAACGAGCAGTATGATATTCTCAATAAGGGAATAGTTGCCGCTCGTGACAACTCACAGCAGGAAGCAAACGACTCGGATGTTGTTGCTGGAGCACTTGGAGCTTCAGGTGGTTGGGGTTCCGGTAATCCTTTTGCAGACACGATGGAGGATGCTGTCGAAGACCTCAACGAGGCGGTTATCAAGTACCAGACGCTTTTATCTGGACTTGACGAAGATACAAAGTCGAGAATGGATAGCGTTGCTAATCAGTTCCTGAAGCCAGAGGAAAGAGCCATGTCTCTCGATGAGAAGATTCGTATTCTTGCAGAAAGAGGAGGCGCAAATTGGGATTCTTTCGTTTTGAAGTCAAGTAACGGAAGCAATGATATTGCAAATAGCATTTACAAAATAGGAATAAGGGCAAACAAGGTTAGTGATCAGATAAATGATATCGCTAAGAAGAATATTCCTAGAATCATTAACTTCCTTAAGAAGTCATTCAACCTGTTCGGTGTAGATTTCTCGAAGTGGTGCAACAGGAATTCTTCACGCTTTGCGAGCATGATAGAAAGAATGCTCGATGCGTGCAAGGTGAATGTTCCTCAGATTCGTGAGTACTTGAAGTCTATCTTCTATCAGGAGGCTGGTGCAAAACAGCCAAAGAAAGCAGGTGGCGGCAAGGTCGAGAAACCAAAGACGCCTATGCAGCAAAGAGTCCGCAGAAATTTATCCAAGACAGGAAAGAGTAAAGCGAGGGTAGAAACACAGGCGACTATGCTCGATTCTTATCTTGACGAAACTTCCGACTACAATACGGATAATAACCTGCAAACAGAGTTGCAGAACAGGTACAACGAGTATAAGAACCGCGAGAACAAGTTTAAACGCGGCAAGATATCTAAGGCACTTCGAGATGAGGCTTGGGAAAGCTACAATAGCTTGAATCAGGCGGCATGGGAAGGTCTCGGCTATAAATTCTATCCGCAAGACAAAAAGTCCAATAAGGTTCCGAAAGGAAGAAACGGGAATTCAGGTCGCAAAGAAGATATAGAGCTCAAGCGTTTACAGGAGCGTCTAAGCAGTCTTAAGTCTGCAAGGCAGATGTACCAGAAGTACAAGAGCATAATGTCTGATGAAGAGGCAAAGAAGAAGACTTACAATCTCTTCCCAGAGGTTACCGGTCTTAATCTTGACGACTATCAGAAGGCTGTCCATTCTCTCCTTGGAGGATTCAGTATAAACACCACCGAGAGAAAGAAGTTCCAGACTTCAATCTATCGTGAGGTTGCAGAGTGGCTCTTCGACGAGAAGGACAAGAAGGAGTACGAGAGAAAGGCAGCTGACTTCAATGAGTCCATGAACAAGCTGTCAGAACGTTGGGATTTGTACAAGAGCCTTCTCGAAAAGACAGGCAGCAAGTTCTTTGCTGAGTCCGCATGGATTGACGCTTTCCAGATGGATGACAAGACTCAATCTCTTATGGACGAGTATTACGCTCACTACCATGAGATATTCAATCTTCAGGATTCTCTCAGCATGACTGACGGAGAAGCTAAGGAAAAGCTTAAGCTACCAAATCAGTACGAAGAGTGGAAAAAAATTACAGAACTCCTCCGTGGTAATTATGTTAAGTCTTTGCAAGATGCCGCCGACATCATTGAGAAGACAGAAGATTATGAGGATAAAATCTTGAAGATAAGGGAGAGATACAACGAGCTTATCAGCAAGACGAATGATCCTGGCATCAAGGCGAGATATGAGATTCAGAGAGACAAGGAGATTGGTCAGGTTAAACTTGACAAGTTCAAGAACTCTTCTGATTATCTCAACTTCTACGGAGCCATCGTGTCTCTCGGTATGGATAAGGCTCAGACTATCGGAGCAAGAATCAGGCAGAATATCAATGAGGCTCTACAAAGCGGAGCCATTGATGCTAGAGAGTACGCCAAGGAAATCAAGCAGCTTGATGAGCAGTTATCGAAGCTGACGAGTCCAAAGAAGACTTTCCTCAATGGTGGCCTGAAGGGAATGGCTGAGCAGAAGATTTCTGATGCCAGCGAGCAGATGACCATCGCAGCAAGTAAAATTGCTGAAGGAAAGAAGGTTCGTGAACTTGGTCTCAAAATGGGAGACGAAAACTTCATCAAGCGTGGTGACAGCATGATTGCCAGCGGAAAGGCTATGATGAAAGCTGCTGAGATTCTGTTTAAGGATGGAACAAAAGCAAAGGAGTCTCTTGATAAGTTTGCTAACGTAGTAAGTATTATCGACCAGAATGTCCAGGGACTGAGTGAAGCATTCAATGACATCAAAGAGACTGCTTCCCTTCTCGGAGCTGACACAGAGTCTGATGGATGGCAGGACGCTTCTGCGTTCTTCGAGACATTCTCCGGCATGTCAAGTTCGCTGTCAAAGGTGGTAACAAGCGCAGAGTCCGGCAACGTTGGTGGAATCCTTGCAGGTGTCACGGGCATATTTACCTCTCCTATCAAAGCCTTTGCTAAGGCTCACGATGCCAAGCTCGACAGACAGATAAAGCTTGCAGAGAGACAGCTGAATGAATTGAAGAACCTATCTAGCAATATCAGTTCCGTTATTGAAAAGACACTCGGTGGAATCTATTCTTACAATAGGTCTTCCGATGCGAATAAAAAGCTCAACGATGTCAAGAATGACTATAAGGCTTGGGATGCTTTTTCTAAGACCGATATTGGAAAGAATTTCTTTGGAGGTCACAACTTCAGTCACTACAGCAAGGAGACTTATGACGCTGTAATGAAGACAGAGACGAATCCTTCCGCATACGCAGATCAGCTCGCCCTACTTCACGCTCAGGAAGACGAGTTGAGAAAGCAGAGACAAGCTGAGGAGGATAAGAAAAAGACGGACAAGGATAAGATTGCTGACTACGACCAGCAAATCAAGGAGATGCAGTTGCAGATTAAGACGTTCGCACAGGACTTCCTTAAAGACGTTTACTCTATCGATATGAAGAGCTGGGGAAATCAACTGACTGATACTGTTGTGAGCGCATGGACTAAGGGGGAAGATGCGGTTGAGGCTTACAAGAATAAGGTCAAGGAAATGGTTCGCGAAGTTACGAAGAATATTGTATCTCAGAAAATCATGGAGAAGGCACTTGAAAAACCTCTCGAATGGCTTACAGGTATCCTTGATGAAAAGGGTAAACTTGATGAGACCGACATGGACGATTTTGCGGACAAGCTCTACCAAGTAGGCGAAAATGTAGTTCCTCAGTTAACCGGTATCTTCGATGCTCTAAAGGAAAAGGGACTTGATTTGAGAGAAAACGGAAGTTCCTCTTTGACCAACTCGATAAAAGGCATTACCGAGGAGACAGGTGATCTTTTTGCATCCTATCTTAACGCGATTAGACTTGATGTCTCTGTAATTAGGGAAATGCAGGGCAAGTTCCTTCCTGAGATGAGCGAGATTTCAAAATCTCAGCTCACGCAGCTCAACCTTATTGCTCGGAATACCTTGCGCAATGCAGATGCAGCAGAGAGAATCGAGAAAATTTTCATTGAGTATAACGATAACTTCAACAGAGTTATCAATGGTACGAAATCTTTAAAAATGAAATAATTATGTTTGAAAAAAGAAATTTATCAGACAGAATGAAAAACGAGGCAGTTTCACTGGGTCTTTGCGCTCAGTGGACCGCCGAGTGGCACGACAACTCATCCAAGCATGAGATGGTCGAGAAGTTTGTTAAGGGTATCGACTTCTGTATCGGGAAGAACTGGCCTTCGACCAAAGATATGAAGAAGTACTTTGGTGATGTCATTCACGATCATGGTGTTTATGTTGACGAGAACGTTGACCTGCAAAATCCGAAGGTTGTCATCCTCAATGGAGAGTGTGTAGCAAATATCAACTATGACTGGATGGACAGTGGAGAGATATACGTAAGGCACAACTCTTCACTTTACCTGAAGGTTAAGGGATTCTCCAGGGTGTTTGTCAATCTGTTAGATGGTGCAGAGCTTCATGTTGAATGCGAAGATACCGCAAAGTGCTTCGTCTACCAATACGGAGGAACAGTCGTGAAAGCTACCGGAACAGTCAATATCAGGGATAGACACGATTTTAAGTTCAATTAACGCATATTTATACGTGTATTACTTGCAAATTTATGCAATATTTTGTATATTTGCATTTATAAATAGTTGATTTAGGTATGAAAGATTATTTCAGGATATACATGCAGAAGGAAGGCGATGGGAACGAGGTGAAGGACTCCATCGCCGACTTCGGTATGTACGTTAGCGAGAACCCGTTCAAGCCTTGTGATTCTGTCAAGGAACCAGCGAAAAGGGATTGGCACGATGAGCATGGTGATGACGAATATATCGGAAAGGATGGTCTCTATATGGCGGCCTACGAGAATAAGGTTAAGTTTATGTTCCACGGCGAGGCTTTCGGCGCTAACGAGAAATGTAAGGCTTTTATTGATTACATCCGCAAGTCAGGCATGATGAAGATGTATTGCGGCTTCAATAGAATCGGAAGACAGCATGTAAGACTTAAGGATATTGATCCAAACCTATATAGAGATCCGGATAACGAGGACTTGCTAGTTCTCTCTATCACTTTCAAGTTTAACGACCCTGTTACTGGCATAAAGCCAATCATGGACGCACAGGGCAGTATTTCAAATTTAGGATAAAGACACATGAGTACTTGGAATATTTATCATAAGGATGGCTCGAAGCTGACAGACGTTAACGGAGAGCAGATAACCGTTCATGGATTGGAATACTCCGATTCTTGGATGGGTGAGTGCTTCGTGACTATCAATTTCAAGCATGAAGTGCCTATCAACTTTCAGATAGGCGACTATATTGTCTATCGTGGCGAGCGGTTTGAGCTCAACTACGAGCCGGGCAAGGATAAGCAGGCCAGACCCGACACATATGGAGAGGGCTTCGTATATGACAGCGTAAAGTTCAATGCATTGCAGGATGAGCTTGCCAGGGCAGAGTTCCTCGATGTGGTATTGAACGATAACGAGCTTCACTACACTTCCCTACCGAAATTTCCATTCTATGTACAGACTTTGGATGATTTGCTCGACAGAATCCAGGCATGCTTAAACGAGCAGATTGGTGCAGGTCTTTGGAAGATTTACTCCCGAAACAAGGAGCGTTCCGTGCAGCGTGGAGCCCTCGAAAGTGAGTGGTTGTCGGTTTATGGTGAGAAAACCGAAGATAACGTCATCGAATCGATGACCATTACAGTGGATTCGCAGACCTGTTGGCAAGCCCTTGCGCTTGTGAACGAGAAGTGGGACATAAACTTCATCGTCAGAGGAAGAAACATATATGTCGGTACTACCGGAATACAGGCAAGCCATATCTTCAAGTATGGCCTCGGTAATGGATTATATGAGATTGTTCAGAACGCTGATTCCGACCAGAGTGTCGTTACGAGATTGAGAGCTTATGGTTCCGAGAAGAATCTTCCTTCTCACTACTATGCGGACCTCGGAGTAAAGTACGTGGCAAATATCACAAAGGTGGTTGCGGCAACAACACACGTAGAACTCGAACTGGACATTGATTATATTGAGACATATTTCAAGAATCAGAGAAAGTATATTGTCTCTGTGGAATCCGGAGAGCAGTCCGGCGGATGGGTACTTAAGGTAACCTTTGATTTCAAGACTGAGATTACCGGTTATGTAACACAGGCATACGGCTCTAAAAAATGTAGATTCTATTCTGAGCTGAAGGGAACACAGACTGACACCGGAGATGAGGAGTCAAAGGAGAAGCTTGATGCGTTTATTGCGCAGGTCAAGGTCGGAAATACAAAGATGTATATCACATCCGGCCTCAACAAGAAAAATATTCCTTCGTCCATGAAGGAGTACGCAAAGAATCTTCCGAACAACATGTCTATCAACAGACTTATGTTGCCTGGATTCCCTCATGTATCGCTGAGTGATTTCTATAACACACTCACGGATGAAGAGAAGAAGTACGTGAATCCTACCGGGAGACAGCATAAATTCTCCACAGATCCGCACAGGCCATACATCGATTCTATCAACATCGAGCAGATTGGTCTTCGTTCTGCATCGCAGTTCTTTGAAACAGATGATAAGACAAATGGAGTTATTGAAATCTACCCTACTATCGAGGAGATGGAAATCGGTGGCGTACGTGTTGATGAGATTGATGAGGGTGTGGCTCCTGATGATGACGGAAGATTTGGCGATAATGAAACCGTAAAGAATGTTGATATCTATCTTAAAAAGGCTATCGACTTTGATATCAACGACTTAAAGGATGACGACTTCTCCATATCGATGAAGGATGGTATGTGTGGCGGACGAACATTCAAGGTAGCTTCATCAGCCAAGATTGATGGAAGATGGAGGCTTACTATTGAAAGAGTAAAGGACGACGCTCTTGAGCTGTGGTTCCCATACAAAGACTACCCTATCAAGAAAGGCGACCATTTCGTTCTTACCGGCATCACACTTCCTGATTCGTATGTCAATGCTGCGTCTCTGAAGCTCCTTAAATACGCCATAGCATTCATTGACAAGAACGACTACACAAGGTACGTCTATCAGCCTAAGGTTGATGAGATTTTCATGGCAAGACAGCATGATCTTGCTGAAAAGGATACTACAGGAGTTATCAAGAGTCTTCATGATACGCTCAAAGCCGGAGACTTGATGGAGTTTGAGGATACTGACCTCAGAATTGGCGGTGTAATATCCATAGATCAGCTCACAATCAAGGAAGAAGATGGTAAGATTCCTACCTACGATATAACTCTCCGCGAGGATAAGGAGGTAGGAACTATTCAAAAGATTCAGCAGCAGATATCGTCGCTCCAAAGTGGAAATGGCGGAACAGGTGCAGGCTTGACAACAACACAGGTTAAGAATCAGATTGCGACAGAGGGAAGTAAGCACTTCATCTCAAAGATAAACGATGACACAGCGAAAGGAACTGTTACCTGGGAAAAGGTGCAGAAGTTCTTGCTGGGATTGCTTGTCGGTGGAGGCTCGTGGACTCCAGACGCAGAAGGTCGTTCGCACCTCATCACAGATTACTTGGAGGTAAGAATGAAGGCTATCTTCGAGGAGCTGGTCATCAATAAAACATCCACCATTGGCGGTAAGGAGATAATCTCTCCTGCTGGCGGTGTGGTGGCTCATAAGGTAGAAGAGGTTACTGTGACATATAATAATGTGTCACAGAAGGCTTATCGTTGCTATTTCTTAGCAGAGCAGGAAGGCGATGCCGTGGATAATGATTTCGCTGTTGGCGACCAAGTGCGCTCGGAATCATTCAATGTTCGCAAGGGCACTTATCACAAGGCTGGCAATCACTTCTATTGGCGATTGGTAATCGGTCGTGATGAAGACCCTGTAGAACTGGAAGGAAAGAAATATCATTATATCGACCTCTCTGATACCGATTGCGCTACGGCAAGCGATGTTCCTGCGAAAGGTGATGTGCTCAACCAGTGCGGTAACAGAACCGATGTTGAACGTCAGAACTGCCTTATCTTCTCGGCAGTAGATACCTATTCGCCATCCATCAGCCTCTATCACGGCATCAACAGCTATTCCTTTGCCAATAGGGAGTATGTGGAATATGGTGTGAATAAGCAGAATAACAAGGCATTCTTCAACGTCTATGGTGATATGTACTTCGGAGACCGACCTACTAGTGCCAATAATTACGAGGGTGATTCCTACGTCAAGTATGATAGCGACAAGAAGAAAGTAACCATCAAGGGAGACTTGGATATTAAGTCCACCTACGATGGAAAGACCTTGGATAAGTACATCACCGATAAGAGCTTGGATAAGAATGCCGTTGAGACCATTATCAAGAAATCGGGGACGATTACCGACCTTCAAAACCAGATAGACGGAGCTATTGAGACTTGGTTCTATGACGGCGTTCCTACCCTATCCAACGCACCTGCCATTGGGTGGACTACCGACAAAGATAAGAAAACCCACTTGGGAGACCTCTACTATGACAACAAGACGGGCAAGGCATACCGCTTTGCCAAGGATGGCTCTACCTATAAGTGGATTATCATCAAAGATACGGAGCTGACCAAGGCAATCGAAGATTCAAGGCAAGCACTCAAGGATGCAAAATCAAAGAGACGTATCTTCGGCTCTCAGCCAGTTCCACCATACGATGTGAACGATATGTGGGTCAATGCCACCTATCCTAGCGATGGAAGTACCTACAAGAATGAAATCTTGAAGTGTTCCACCTCCAAGGCAGAAGGTGAAGAGTTTGATATTGCCGATTGGAAATTGGCTAGCAAGTATACCGATGACACGAAGGCAGAGGAAGCAAAGAAAGCTGCTGAGAAGGCGCAAGCAGAGATTAAGAACACGCAAACTAATTTGATTACCCTCGGAACGACCGTATCTAACAATAAGAAGGCTTTCGATGTTTTTACCTCTGATGGCTACTTGGATAGCTCGGAGATTGCGGCTATCGCACAGGATAGCAAGCGACTGGAGGATGATTATAATGCAGCCGTTGAGTCGTATAATAATGTTGTTGGCTCTAAGTTCTTGTTGGATAAGGATGGTAAAGAAACGACCTATAAAACGGATTTGGTTTCAGCTAAGGCTACACTCGATAGCGCAAAAAATGAACTCATTACCTATCTTTCTGACATCGTAAGCAGATACAACGCTTCTGATTCAAATGGAAAGGCTACCATCAAGGCGGCTGCGGCTCAGAAGTATACCAACTTCACGAATGCTTATAAGGTTTTCTACGACAAGCTGGGTGTGGCGAACAACTATATCACGTCTAATCTGTTTGATGGTCTCAATACTAAGCTCATCACCAATATGGCAGGTCTTGAATACATCAAGGCTGCTCTTGTTGATGGAGACACAGTAGTCAAGGGTGGTCTTATCCTCTCTACATTGATAGCCTTACGTAACGATAAGGGAAATGTTACCGCAGGTATCAATGGAGCGGACACGAAGGAGAATGGCATCGCCTTTTGGCTAGGTGGAAAGGCTATCGACAAGCAAGCCTCCACGACAACAGAGGAAGAGAAGAAAATTGCTGCCAAGTCCCTCTTGCGCTTTGACGGAACAGGCTATTTCGCAAATGGAAACCTTTGGTGGGACGCAGACGGTATTTTGCACGCAGACCCGACATCTTTCATTATCAACAAGAATAATGTTGGTGTTCAGCTTGCTCTCTTCGCTCCTATATGGAAAAGCGGAACTACAGATACGACAAAGTTGGCAAACGTCTTGTCTATCGACCCACAGAAGCCGTTCACTCATCTTGACGTATCGGGAAATATAACAACGGAGGGCTCGCTTAGGATAGGCGGCATCTACCTCTCTTGGGATAGTGAGAACAATGCTCTCAGACTCTCAAAGGACGCAGCAGGAAAGGAAGCCGCAAACTTCTATGCTCTTGGTGGTATTACCGCATACGGAAAAGGTGCAGGTACTTCTGGTGGTGGCGGCTTGATTGCAAGCGTAATCAGCTATGCGAGAATCATAGAGGGAAACTATACGGATGCGGACTTGACTAGCATTCCGAATGCCTATGCTATAAAGGCTCTCAGCAGCCGAATTGACAATATAGCATCAGAGCTTGGCGGTCTGAGCCTTTCTTGGAATAACATCACGGGTAAGCCATCAACATTCACACCTAGTGCGCATACCCATAAGTGGACAGAAATCACTGACCGCATCACGAAGGTAAGCCAGCTTACCAATGATAAAGGGTATCTGACTGCTCATCAGTCTCTCGCAAGCTATTATACCAAAGCGGAGATTGATGCAAAGGGCTATACTACCAATAAGGGTACTGTTACATCTGTAGCTCTTACCCTTCCTACTGGTTTGACGTGCGCAACTAAGACTATCACAACAAGCGGTACGTTTGCCATTAGTCTTGCCTCGGGTTACTCTATTCCTACTACTGCAAAGCAGACGGCTTGGGATGGTGCGGTATCAGCAAAGCATACTCATAGCAATAAGTCTGTACTGGACGGCATTACATCAACGAAGGTAACTTGTTGGGATAGTGCCTATGACTGGTACGCCCTTATAACTACTGACGAGGAGACTGCGGACGGCGTTATCAATAAGTGGAACGAGGTGGTTAGCTTCCTCGCAAATATTGCGCAGACGAATACTTTGAGCGGTATTGTTGACGGAATCAATAAGTCAATTTCTGATGAGGTGACAAGAGCGAAAAAGGCAGAAGGGGTAAATGCTTCGGGCATATCCGCAAACAAAGGGAGTATCGCCACCTTGCAAGGCTACTTCACAAACGGTTCAGCGAAGAAGGCTCTCCAGCTTACTAATGCTCGCAAATTGTGGGGAAATTCGTTCAATGGAACGGCTAACGTGAGCGGTGCTTTGAGCGGTGCGACCACCATCAGCGCAAGCAACACCATCAGTACCACCTTGCAGAATGGTGCGCTTAAGATTGGCAACAAGTTAACTCCTATTAGTGCCATTGATGCGCAAGTTATTTTCAACACAGGTGCGGCTATTCGCTTTGGCGAGACAAACTGGGATTGGAATCAATGGGCTGGACTTAAATATACTCATTCTAATAAAACTATTTATCTTGGTATAGCTGATGGTTCTGTGTTTGAGGCTAATAGTGCACAACGTAATGGTACACTTAAATTTCCAGGTATTACAACTATAACTCCTGATAGTGGAGCTAGAATTGGAGGTAGTGGTGGTGATTTATATTTAGGTAATGGTAATAATGCTAATTGGGTGAAAGTTCAAGACATGTGTAGTCAAGCAGATAGTAATAATTGGAAAATAACGCAAGGTGGTTATGCTCTTTTTAAAGATATAACTATTATTAATACTGCTACTATTAATGGTGAAACTACTATTAACAGCTTATTAAAAGCTAAAGCTATAAAAGCTACTACTGCTGATGTAAACGCTTTTGGTACTAATGTAAAAAATTGGGATGGTAGTATTGCAGCTAATGTTACTAATATGTTTAATGGTATTCCTCAAGATAATATACAAGTAGAATATTCAATGGATAATGGTGCTACTTGGAATGCATATTTTGGTAATCCAGAAAATAGATTTAATCTTGTAAACGATAATCCTAGAGTATTTAATTATTGGTTAGGGTATAATAATTTGCTTGGTGATACTAATGCTGATAAACTTACTCAAATAAAGAAAAATCAACTTAGGGTTACTGTTAAAATTCCTGCTGAAATATATCAAGAACTTAGTTGGATAAGCGTTGATGTAAATAATGGAGTTGATATAAAATGTCAAGTATATTTTGGAAATAGTACTGGTGGTTATACAGAATATGTTTCTAAAATAATATCAGGATGGTCACACAAATGCGATATTTGTGTTGGTCCTCTAAATGTAAATGTTGGTAATGATAATTATCGTTATGTAAGATTAGTATTTAGCCATCTCAATACTCATACTGCTTTACGTAATGGTATTGTTGCTAAAATTAGAGCTTTAGCTTTAACTAAATATAGCTATAATGGTGACAGATATACAATTAGTACTACTGGTCATATATATGATTATGATGCTTATATGAATACTTACTTCCCTAATAGCATTCTTGCTAAAGGTGGAGTTACAGCTTATCAATCTTCTGACATCCGCTTGAAGCAGGATTTGCGGAAGCTGGACTACTTGGGTATCATCAAGGCAATGGGTGGCACTTATGGCTTCGCTTGGAAGAAGGACAACACAAGGTCTATCGGCTGGATTGCACAGCATGTATTGCACAACCCTCAGTTAAAGGACATCGTGGAGACGGATGATAATGGCTACTATAAGATTAACTACTGGTCTCCGAAGCTGATTGCAACGGCATTCGGTGCTATCGAGCAGGTGGGCGATGAGGTCAGCAGGTTGAAGGCTCGGGTGGTCTTCCTCGAATCAGAGGTTCTGCGATTGAGTGGAGATAAGGAAGACTGCAACAAGAAGAGATTAGATAACAAGAATATTAATTCATTAAATTAGTTAAGAAAATGGAGAATTTAAAGATTAACAAGAAAAGTGAACAGACAACCGCCACTTATACCAAGGGCGGCTATCGAGTAGAAATCACCTACAATGTTGACAAGACGGGTGGCAACATCGAGAGCATCAATATGAGTATCTATGGTGACCCAAATGGTAATTATCTCGGCAATGCGAACGCAAGCTCCAACGGCAGCGAGCTGACCTACAACATCAGCGGTGTTCCGCAGAGCAAGCTCAGTGAGGTATCAGCATTGATTAAGGAGGTTAATTCCGCTATCGCCGCTAATATGGCAAGCGAGGCAGCAGAGTAAGTATCGTGAGTATTAACGCAGGGTGGCTCTTATAGAGCTGCCTTGCCTAGTGTTTTAAGTTCTAAAGATTAAGCGTATGAAACAATTTATCTTATGGCTTGCGAAAGTATTCAATGTAACAGTAGAGCGAGTTGTTACTAAAGAAGTTATCAAGGAAGTAGAGACAGTTCGATATTTAACTAATGGAGAAATTAAAGGTGATGTTTCTATAGATGGTGATCTTCTTATTAATGGTAGTTTAACTGTTGCTGGTGGAATAACTTGTTATAAAGAAGGAGGTAATTATGAGTGTAAGTAATGGAAAGATAACTGCTCCAGTTAGTATAGACGATGTTAAAAGTGTTCTTGGCTATGGTAGCAACGACCTAGCATCCCTTTGCACTTACGAAGGCATCAACATGTGGGCGAAGTATAAGCCCGTTGACTCAGACAACGCTTTCCTTGATATCAATACTGGGTGGAAGGGTAAGAGGAATGACTGCAACATCAATTATCCTAAAGCAACAAGTATCTATGATATAAAGGGCTATTATTCGCAAGCGGACAACGGCTTCACCCATAGGACGGCATCTGCACCTTACAGACTAGGAGATTTTCGCGGGTATAATCATAACGCAAGAAGTGAATACCTAGGAATTGGCACGACAAGTCCATCAGCGGAAGATGCCGTAAGTATTAGCGCAGCATATAATCTGCAAAGTGTCGATTCTGACTGGATAAGCATGAAAGACTTGTTGGATGATGGTAACATAACCTATCACTTTGGTGTGTTGCTCTATAACAACAATGGCGACAAGCTACAGTATATGAGAACATCAGATACAAACATCGTTAAGTTTACAAAGGTCCACGCAGGCACATACACAGTCTATCCGTTTATGAGCAGCGTGGATTATACAAGCAGTGATTTCCCTCAGTTTCAAGCGGGTTCGTATATCCCTATACCAGTATTACAGCCAATCACTCTTGTGGTGAAAACCAGAACAGACATTAATGCTAGCAAGGTTACACTAAGACAAAGTGGTCTTGGAAGTGCAACGATTGAGAATGTTGATAGCGTGTCTCATGTTGTTTCATTGCAACTACGTTTTTCTTCGAGCAAGGAAAATAGTAGTATGCAGTTTGGCGAATCTATTCTTATGAGAAATACAAAACTGGCTGGCGGTGATAGTAAAACCGTTCTTTTCAAGAACCAAATGCAGAGTGGAAAAACTTACGCATTATGGCTGTATGTGGACTATGTTTTGACTACTAAGCAAACGGTATAATAATATTTGATTTTCTTGCCAGTTTGGGATATATTTCTTATCTTTGCAACGGAAATAGAAAGGTATTCTGTATAGCAAGTTAATTGGCGAAGAATATTTATAACATAAAAATAAAGAAACAATTATGAAGAAGATTAAGACAATCGAGGCTGTCGCAGCCTACAGAACGTTGAAAGCATTGAAGACATCATCTATGAGCGATGATGCCGCTATGCGAGTTTGGAAGAATATGAAGGCACTGCGCCAAGTAGCCGACACTTACGACAAGGATGTGAAGGAAGCGCAGGAGAGCCTGAAGGACGATAAGTTCGAGGAGATGCAGCACAAGCTTCAGGAGTGCCAGCAGTTGGAGCAGAAGCACGCCGATGAGGGCTACGAATACACCAAGGACGATTCAGCCAAGTTCGCTGAGGTCAATGAGTACTTCTTCAATCAGAAGCAGAAGACCGAGAAGTACTTCTCAGACCTTGCCAATGCCGAGGTAGAGGTGTCCATTGAGGAAGTTGACGAGAAGGAGCTGTTCAAAGCTGCTAAGGATTGCGGCTTGAAGTTCGCTGATATGGAGAGCCTGGAAGTGGTGATAGGATAATACCTGTAGTAGATACAATAATAGCGTTAGAATGGCATTCTTGTTCGTTCTAACGCTATTTTGTTACCACGAAACTTACGAATTGTTACTTTTTATAAAGTTTAACACAAAAATCAATCAAAAACCAATTACTTTTATTAGAAAATGCGTACATTTGCTGCATCAATCTTTTAAATCAACTAAAATATAATAGCTTATGACTAAAGAGGAAGAAGATGAAGTCCATCGGTTAGTTCAATCAGTCGGTGTTGTACAGTTGTCAAGAGTAATGTTTAAGGACATGGACGTTAGCGAAATGATAAACGTCATTATCCTTGCAGGTAGAGGCTACAGCATAAAGCTACTCACTTGGTTTAAGTATTATTGCGAAGTGATGCCTCTGTTTATCATGCTTTTTCATATTGCATGCATGGTAACATTTGCGTCTCATGAAAAAGAAATGTGCGTATGGTTTAAGGAGAATTTGGTATCGGCAGCATTTATCTATTTTTCCGTTTACATCCATCCGCTTGTGCTTATAATTGCGAGCAGATTCTTTTGGCTCTGCTACAGATGGCGTATTCCGATGATCATCTACCTATTTGGGATAAATGCTATTCATATCGTATACTGGAATGTTTTTACCACCAAAGAAATGGTGGAAGCTAATGTTGTAATACTTGTAATGACCATTATATTTTATGTATATGGTTTTGCCGATAAGTATTTCTCAGGCAAGGGCTGTCAAAGTTTAATCTCTAGATTATAATGATATGGGAAAGTTATTTGGTTATCACACCTTGGGAGTGTTATTAAAATCGTTGTCTGACTCTTGCTTTCGAGCAGACGAGCAAGAGAAGAGAGGGGAGAAGGTAACTGCTTGCGGAATGAGCAGCGATGAGATAGAAGACCTTTGTGAGAACTATCTGCCGTATGCTCTCAACCCTATGTTGAGCACCGAGGAGGTCAAGGAGAAGCTTCACGTTTCTGATGCAACATTGAATAGAATGGTTGCTAGAGGTGACATTCCGAACGGAGAATGCAAAAAGGGAGGGCACACCCGATATTTTAAGAAGTGGGATATACTGCACTACATTAAAAAGAAAAGAAAATAATAGTTGAACATGTAAGTATTCCTTACAAGTTGAGTAAGAGAGGTAAGTGATTGCCTCTCTTTTTTTGTTATTTATGATACTACCTACTATCACCTTAAATCTCTGATAATCAACCACTAAAAGAAAGTGTGATAGAGTTATATTTGCTCTCCCCTATTCTTTGTACCTTTGCATCCGTAACGTTACAATAGTGTTAGTTAATATTAAGGATTTCAAAAGATTGTATTATGGAAATGACAGATGCAAAGGTCGTAGAGAAGAAAATCTACGAAGAGGGAAAGAAGCACGATGATTATGCTTCTAAGGCAACAGGTAATGCTGGTCTTACCCTTGGTATCATCGGCACAGCACTCGGTGCTGGTGCTTGGTTGCTTGGCGGTAACAACCGCAGTGTGTTTGGTTCACTTGGTGGCGGCAATATGCCTGAGAACGTGAACATCAACGCTTATGGAGCTAACGCAAGCTCCAATCAGCCAACCGCCTTACAGGTGATGGAGAAGGAATGCGATGATGAGGTGAAGTTGCTTACCTACATGTTCGGTATGAAGCTCGACACCGCTAACAAGTTCTACGCTATGCGCGAGACAGACATCGCTGAGAAGTTCTCTATGTATAAGGGTGCTAACGATGCTATCAACGCCGAGAACCGCCGTGCAATGCAGGCTGAGTTCGGTCTTTACAAGTCTCAGGTTGATGCGGACTTCGGTCTGTACAAGAATCAGAGAGACCAGTATGACGCACTACAGGCTAAGTATAGCGACCTCGACAAGAAGGTAGCCGTGATGGAAGCCCTCACTCCTTACAAGGAGAAGCTTATGATGGCTTATGTCAAGGAGAACACTTGCAACTGCTTGCGAGGGCAGTTGATGCTCCCGAACACTCCAGTACTCCAGGGATTCGGTAGTTACAGCGGATGCAACTGCACTGCTCCGTCTACTCCCACTACAGGAGCGTAACAGAGCAGTAAGGAAGTCGGTTAGACGGACTAAGAAAAAATGAGTTGGTGAGGGGTGTTTGCCCTCGTGGTGGATGCCCTCTCACCTCTCTATAATATATCACCAACTTTAAAGATATTAATTGTTATGATGAATTTTGGAAATAGCCCATTATTGGATATGGGCACAAGTCAGCAACAGCCGCAGATGATGGATGCCGAGCTACAGAAAATGTACGAAGCGATACAACAAAAGCGAGCATCTATCAACATGCAAGCGCAGCAGTCTTCCACCCCTTTATGGGATGAGATTGATAAGATTGAAGACAATCTTACAGGCGCACAACGTCAGTACTTGATGCAGAATCAGGAATACGTCAATAGCTTGCAATATGTGTCTAAGCTAGTGCAAGACGAGGAATTGCGCATTATACGCCCTCGTATCGAAAGCACTCAGCAAGGACAGGAGGCATTAAAGAAACATTTGTCTTTGATGCAACGACTGAGAAAAGAAGTAGCACAGGCGGAAGAGCAGAAAACCGCTATGCTTAACGACTATATGACAAATCATAGTGATAAAACGTGGCAAGAGTATCTCGCTATGGTTCAAGGGACAAAGAAGGGAGGAACTAAGAAATGAACGTAACAGAATTGAAAGAGAAACTGCTTACATCGCTTGATTTGTGGGCAGATGCTAGAATAGACGATATGGTTAAGGCTAACCAGATGCTCGCCATACCATCAGTGTACATGAAACGTGCGGCGCACAACATCATCGCCAAGCACAAAGATAGTTGGGGCAAGAGCATTGACAACGCTACCCTATTCATCGCCGATGAAGACGGCAACATAGATGCCAACACGATATTTGAAGATATGATGCAGATGCTAAAATCCGTGGAAGATTACAAATTCGATGTAGGTTTTATACACGGACATATCGACAAAGGAGTTGTGTCTATTGACCTGCCAGATGGAATTGCTACTGCTATCCTCTTTGGAAGCAAGCGAAGCATCAACTTCACAGAGGAGGACTTTGTAGAATTGAAAGATTTGATAATAGGTTAAAAAATATACAAGATATGGAAACAAAAGACATTATGAGTAAGTTTGATGAGCTTTATGGAATGATGGCATCATCAGCAAACGTAAAGTATATGCACGTATTCGGTAATACGATGCGTTGCATGATGAAGGATATGGCATCCAAGCACCCAGAGTTGGCACAAGAGTATCTTGATAAGCTTTGCGCTATCAAGTGGAAGAACTATCTTACGAAGAAGGAAGCTTCTGAGATTGTAAACAGTATGAATCCACCAGTAACCTGGGATATGCAGACATGGATCAATGCTATGACCGGTCTCGGACTTGCAACAGAGGAGAAACCTTATTACAACGATTACGCTTTGTACGTTGCGATGAATCAGGTTGTAAGCGACCACGGATGCACAATTGCTAAGATACTCGGCAAGGAAGATGTTAAGGACATTGATACAGAACATCTGGTTAAGTATGCCCACAGCCTTGCACTCGATTTGTTGAAAGACAAGGATGGTGTATACAACATCAGAGAGTATTTTCTGAAGTAACATCAAAAATATACGGTTATGAAAAAGGTATTCGAAGACATTATAGCTAGCAATGATATGCAGGCTATCAAGAACTGTGTTACGATCATGGCAGATTGTTGCGAAGTCGGAATGAATGACAGCGTAATGCTTGATATGATGAAGCAGGTCCAGGGAGAGATTGGCGCGTGTCATTATAACGAAGAGATGGCAGATATGCATCTTTGTCTCATCGGTCAACTTCATACTAAAGATGTGGCAAAAGACTATTGGCATGAGGTCAAGAATGACAACATCAATCTCGAAGACTGGTGCGTTCTCTGGGGAGAGATGGTAAAGCGTAACGACGCAAAGATAAAGAAATGGTTCCCGAAGATCAACACGTACAACTACGAGCAAAAGATTTTCGATGAATGTATTTCCTTCCTGGAAAGTGGCAGACTTCCATATTACGACTTGAATGTCTAAAGTTTTTCGTTATTCTGAATGAAGTTTCGGTTTTTTTTGCTATCTTTGCAGAAAGAGACCGAAACTTTATTTTTATTAATTATTCAGGATAACAGATTATGACAAATTTATTAGATTCTTCACAGATTAGGCAGATAGTGGTTACAATTTCCTCTGCTATACTTGCCTTTGCAACGCCAACTGAAGGTTTCGTTCTGGCGCTAGTAATTGCTTTCGGCTTCAATATCTTTTGTGGTATGCGAGCTGATGGCGTTAGTGTTGTACGATGCAAAAACTTTTCGGCATCAAAGTTTGTAAACGCCATTCTTGAAATGTTGCTCTATCTTACCATTGACTATGTGATATATGGTATCATGATAGGCTGTAATGACGGAAATGAGGCTTTGTTTGTAATAAAGATGCTTACATACATTTTCTGCTATGTGTATCTATGCAACGCGTTCAAAAACCTCATCAAGGCATACCCTAAGAATGTAGCATTCAGAGTTATTTACTACATTTTGAGATTCGAGTTTGCAAAGGCATTGCCTAGTTATTGGAAACCGATTATTGACAGACTCAATAATGAGTTTGATAAAAAAGAGGAGGAAAACAAAAATGGCAAACAGTAAGATTTTAGAGCCGTTCATCCTAAAGTGGGAAGGTGGCTTCGTTAACGACAAGGATGATTTGGGAGGAGCTACTAATATGGGTGTGACTCTTGCTACGTACCGCTCAGTATTCGGCAGCAAGAAGACGGTTAACGATTTAAAGCGTATGACCCGTGTGCAATGGGGTGTAATCTTCAAGAAGTACTACTGGGATAAGTGGAATGCTGATGATATTAAAGACCAGAACGTAGCCAATATCCTCGTCGACTGGGTATGGGCTAGCGGAGCCTACGGTATCAAGATTCCTCAGAGAGTTCTTGGCGTTGATGTGGATGGTATTGTCGGGCCGAAGACTATCGCTGCTGTCAACGCAAGAGATGGCCGGGATCTGTTTGATACCATCAAGCAGGAACGGAAGGATTTTATTGAACGTATCTGTCAGACAAGACCACAGAACAAAAAGTTCAAGAATGGTTGGCTGAACAGAATTAATTCACTTGATTATGAAACTGATTGATAAAATAACAAGGGTTGTAATTGCCATTGCAGTAGCAATGCTGATTCTATCAATGTTCTGTAGATGTAAGGCGAAAGAACGTGTGATAGAAAAACAGACATACATCACAGATAAACGTAATGAGGCCAAGTGGGATTCACTCTTCAATGCAAGACTTGTCAAGGAGCTGGCATCATACAGAGCATCGCATAAAGAGTCTATGAAGTCAACTACGAAAGAGAAGACACATATCAAGGATAGTACAGTTTCGAAGTACGATGTGAACGGAAACAAAGTCGGCGAAGACAGATTCCACTACGAATATCACGAGATATCACAGGAAGATGTACAGATACTGAGAGATAGTATTTCTAGCCTTAAGGAATACAAGGATAGTGCTGCGATATATCATAGCAAGTGTGACTCCTTAATCTCAGTGATAAGTAAAATATCGAAAGATAAAGTATATGTCAAGAAACAGCTATCAAGGACTGACATGGCATTTTTAAATATAGGTAAGATAACTTCAGTTTGCCTTTTCATAGGCATTCTCGCATTTTTAGGTTGGATATACTGGAAATTAAAGTTACACAAACGTTCTTAGTTTTTTCTAATGTTTTTATTTGGTTATTAGTTGATACAAACAAAAAGGGGTGACCGCACGCGATGTGTAGCCACCCCTAAACAATATAGATAATGCACAGAAATTATTCTTCAGCTCCCTGGAGGAACTTGATACCATACTTCGTCTCGTAGTGTTTCTGCTGCTCTTCTGTCAACATTTTGGTTTCGCTGTCGTAGAACACGGTAAGCAGCTCTCCGTAATCTTTGTCGTAGAAGTAGTTGTATTTATTGCAGAGATAGTTCCTTGCACAGAGACATCTGCTCGGAATGGTCTTGAACTTGCGTCGTGTCTTCTGTTTTATTCCATTCGTTGCTCTGTACCTGTCAAGCCTCAGCGTCTTTTTTAGAGATTCAGAACGTTTAGCTATTATCTCCGGTCTTATTATTGCCTGTGCGCATTTCAACCGAAGTCTTTCTTCCGTTTCCTGGGTATGAGTAACGCCAAGTGCCTTTGCTATACTTGTTACACATGACTTTGTTATTCCAAGCTCTTTGGAAATTTCGGAAGAAGAGTAATCCGGATATAGCTTACGGACAGATTCCCTGATCTTCTCTCTTTGCTCTTTTCTTGCGTCCTTGAACGAATCCCCATGCAGCCTATGTAGCCACCAGTAAACAGTCTGTACTGCGCAACCGAAGCTCTTGGCCATTGCGTAAGGAGATTCGTAAGGGTGTTCCTTTATATACGTTTTCTGTTCATCTGTGATGTTCATGTATTACTTTTTATCAGAAGAGCCGTAGCCGTTATCGCCGCGCTCTGTTTTACATAATTCGTCGGTCTTAAAGAACATGATGTTGTCACTTGTTTCTAGGTGGAATTGCACGATTTTGTCACCAACCTTATATCTTGGCATATTTGGAAACAAGTGATAGAATACGGCAGAAATCTCTCCAGTATATGGGTCATCGACAGTGCCTTCACAGTTACTGAGACTCATACCAGTCTTCCATACGGAAGAACGAGGACGGAACGTAAAGCATCTTGAAATGTCAGCAGGCTTGTTTCGGTTTTCAATCTGTAGCGCAAATCCGAGACCGTATTTCCATACGTTAGGCGCAACCTCTTCTTCTGATACGGCATAGCAGTCATAGCAGAAATCATCATCGTGCGCCTTGGTTGGCATAATAGCGTTCTCGTTGGTCTTTTTGAATAAGACAGGCACACCAACAACCTCGGTGAATCTATCAATCTCCACACCATCAACGTTCACCTTTCCGTAGAACATATCGGCAGGACGAGTCCAAACCTTGCACTCTCCATAGAGAGCCTGATAAACAACTTCCTTCTCCTGAGTTTCACTATTAGTGACCTCAGTAATAAATCTGTAATAACCTCCTTTAAAATGTCTGTAAATCTTTTCCATTTTAATATTTAAAGTTTAAAATTCATGTTCATCACATACTTGGTCGCAAGATGATTCGTGCTCGTTATTGCTGCACCATCCTACGCCGTAAACGTCTTCGTTATCAAACCAATGACAGTTACCGCAACATTTTTCATTCTTCTTCATCCTTACACCTCCTCCCAGTCTGTTGCGAGAATATCCTCAGAATCTTTGAAAACACAAGGAAAGAATTTGCCATCGCATACAGCTATGATAGTCTTAGAGACAATATAGATATAAGCTCCACATTCTTCCCAAATTACCCTTCTCACTTTCTTTCCTTCCTTCATTCTTCTCAGAGCCTCCGAGAAGTCAAATATTTCCTTCTTCATAGCTACTTGTTTTTATAAATTTCACATGTCCCCTCATAAATTGTGCTATTACTATAAATGTCATTATATTGCGAAATGGAAACCAATTCGTTTGCCTTCATTCCCTTAAGAATTTCATCGTACACACTTTCTATTGCTCTTCTCTTCAATTGCTCCATGCCAAATTTGTCACGGCAATAGTATTGCATTTCAAAATTTGACATTGTAACTCTTGAATGAAGCTTAACGACTTGTGGCTTTATGTATCTAACCTCTATCTTTGGCTTGATGCCTAGTTTGTCAGCTAGCCATTGTTTCCATTTCGGTTTTACATCTTCTCCATCCAAGCAAACAAGCAGGATGTAGATAAAACTCATACAAAGATATAAAATTCCTATATTCATACGCTACTTCTCCTTATCGAATTTATTGCCGACGACCTTAAATCTATTTAACGAATCTTTCTCACTCATAAGGTATGTTAGTGCAACGCAAAAATCACGACCATTCTTAGCGAGTAAAGAAAATGCGCCATATTTAAACACTACTATTCCGTCAGGACTATCATTGGTGACATTTGAAAGCATATCACCTTCCCAAATTTCTTTGCCATCGCAATCTTTCAGTCCAGTGAACTGGCAGACGGTAGAAGGGTCAACCTGATAAGTGAGATTTCTGTTTAACTTGCTTTCTTTCTGACGATTCTCAATGATGTATGTATTATCATTCTCTTCGTAGAAATATCCGAAAACCCATCCTTTTCCGTCAAGACGTTTAGCCTTGAATTTAATATCTTTAATTTTCATAAGCTACTTATATAAAATAATTGTTACTCTTCTACTTTTACCAACCTTCAATATAGCTTCTTCTGCTTTATCAATCGAAGAAAACAAATAGTCTGGGCAAAGGTTATATGCGCCATAGTCCCAATAATGGATAAGTCCAAATAACAATGAATGTCTCTTATCTACACGATAAGCAAGGATTGGATTATCCTGAGAATCGTAATGTATGCCTTTAACAGCCTTGCTTTTACGATACATATCTACTATTCTATATGTTGCCATAACTATTCTTCTTTAAGTTTTACTGGCTCATCGCTACAAGATAACTCTCTTCCGATGAGCTTTTTAATGCTACCTTGTGGAAGTTGAAAACCATAAGCTCCATATCTATCTTGTGGTAACCAATAATTATGTTCGATACAATCACCAGCCCACATATCAGGCTTGCTGTTGAATATCCATTCTCCGATATAATCTTTTGCTACCCATGCCATAACTATATCTTTTTAAGTTTTATTTTTATTGCCTTCAGATTTCTTTCACCTCCATCCCAGAAGCATGAACGTCTAAGATAGAAAGGTTGACCTTTAAGCCAAGGGAACTTATCATAGAAAGCCTTCCATTTAGCCTTTCCTGCGTTCAAAGAAGGTACTTCAATACAGCTTCTAGCATGGCAACTGCCAAAGACTAATGTATTATCACAAACGTTTTTATCCATAACTATTCCTCCAATTTTGGGCTCCAATATTTTGTTCCACAGTACTCTTCCCCACATAGCTCTCTACTGTACCGATTCTCACAATTAGAACAACTTCGCTCGCTTGGATTCCACAGCATGAAATAAATTGCATTACGAAAACCTTGGTCATATATCTCTTGTTCAAATGCGCCAAAATCATCCTGATAAGCTCCTTCTTCTTTTGCTTGTTGAATTATTTCATCTATTTTTTCATTAATTTCCATAACTATTCCTCCACTTTTACACCGAAGGGAACGCCGTCGGCAAATTTTATTTTAAACAAATCAGTAGCAGTGACAAATCCAATCACACCATTATTTCTATCACCAATAACAATCCCTTCATTATCTATAAATATGATTAAGCTGTTAACCTCACCATTTTGTGATATTAGCCACCCGAATGGCTGATGCTTTAGCATTTCTGATCGGCACTCTTTTGCATCCTTGAATGGGCGGTACTTTGGTCCTGGCTTGATGCGATAATTGTTTGAATCACAGTCAAAATGTGGCAGCATAGCAGTTTTCCACATTTTCATAGTCTTATCAAAAATTTCAATTTCTTTTCCTTCTGCGTATGCCTGAATTATCGGCAATAGCTCTATTGCTTCTTTACGATTCATACTTAATCCTCCAACTCTTTAAGTGCCAAGACTAACTCGTTTTGAATATGAATTGTAGTGCCTTCACTTAATTTTATTCTTTTTGAGCCAATCATCTTGGAAACATTATTAATGTGAACTATCGCTTTATCTTTGCTCATTGCTTACCCTTCTTGATGATTACCGTATTCCCTCCGAATCTCGTATGATGATGAATTTCACCTTCATCATCAAAAGCTTCTATTCTAACCCTTGTGATACCGGTTTCAGTAACATTTCCTATTAGGATACGTTCATTATTGCGATTGGAAAATAAAACCTTATCACCAATTCCAATTTCTTTTCCAAAAAAATCTTCCATATTCTATTCTTTTACCCTCTCCCTTTTACAGGAGAGGGTGGTTAGTTACTTAGATGGCTCAGTATATGATACTGGTTCCCATACATCGTAAGCTGTCAGCAAAACTGGAGCGATAACAGATGGGGCAAAGATGATAGATGCTACAACATCTGGAGCATTCAACTCGTAGTTAACACCTTCTACTTTGTTTTCCTTACTAGCCCAGCCATAAGGCTTTGCTGTAATCGTAGAGCCATCTTTCTTTTTAAAAGTCTTCTCGCTAGAACACGAAGCGAACAAACTTGCAACGACCAAGGCTGCCAAAATTATCTTTTTCATATTACTTGTATTTATGTCCTATAAGGACGGTTAATTACTCTGTTACTTTCTTTATGCTTTCTGAAAATGTTTTGAGCCACAGAGTATCCTTTTCGGCAGCAACTACAGATTTATTATACTGCTCCAAATTATACTTCATAGACTCTATTAAATCAGTGCGATTAGTTTGTTTTTGAATCCACTCATCTTTAGGGATGATATTCTCCAAATAAACTTTGCTGCAATCAAAATCTAAACTATCAATTAATTGACTTTCCATAAAGTCCTTAACACCCTCGTATTCTTTGGATGGTGGAGTCCATCTTCTAACTTTGGATAGCATTGCATTGTATCTGTTTTTGAGAGCTACATTCTCTTTCAATCTATCCTCGTTTCCCTTGATTACATCATTAACATAAGAAAGATACTCAACTTCAAGTTCTTCTTTTGTCTTAGGTGTTGCAAGATGCTTTTCGTACTCTGCTTTTGCCTCTTCGTATTTCTTTTTATAGTAATCACTAGGACATATCTTGTCAGGAATTTCGTATCTACTAAGGTTAGGATATTTTCCTTCAAATCTTAGGTAGATACCGAAGTTACGCAAGCAACTATTTGCAAATTGCTCAAATGTTATATCTTCACCATCATATATTGGTGCTGTAAATCCTGTTGGCATATCACTATCTTATTTATATCCTTGCGGAGAGTTAATCAATCTTCTACAATAAATCCATTCTTGGTGCAAGTATCAATAGCACGAATGGCTATCCAAATAGCCTTGTCTGCTTCTTTGTCTCTAAGACTACTTCTCAACTCACACAACTTTCTCTTTGCTTCTGTTGCATTCATATTACTATTTATTTGTGCCAGAAGGCGGTTAATAATCGCGTCTTATCTCAACTTTCCACTCCTTAGAAGAGAACTTCTTTTTGAGGTTTTTAATTAAATTCTCTATCTCTTCAAGAGACTCAAAGGCATTAACTAAATCCCCTACTTGATACCAGCGGCCCCATCTGCCTGTTTGCTCATCTTTCTCCTTTTGAGTGAGTGGCCTAACAAACTCCCCTTCGATGGTTTGATATTCATTTGGAATTTCAATTCCACCCAAATATCCACTTACCGAGCTGTTACCACACACATTGCTTACTGTAATATACAATTTTGCGTAATAATGTATTGCTTCACTACAAAGACCACAAAAAGAACTAATTACGATATTCATGAGTCTTTTTTTGTCTTTAGTATAGCTACCCATAGTTGTATATGTTTTATCAGAAAGATCAAACTGAAATCCTTCTCCAATATTCTGAGGAATAACCCCAGTTATCTTAGATATATCAAATCCCTTTTCTATTCGTAAATAGCTGTTTGTATCCATACGCTTAGTCTTTACCATTAATGAAATCCTCATACTCACCTATCGTGATTTCCACGAAGTCTGGATTTTGTTTCTCAGCTCTAATACTATCATCGAAGTAAACGAAAATGCGGTCTTTGTGACGTAAAAGCTGGGTGATGGAGAATCGGCTGACGTGCGGAACTTCGATATTCAGTTCCTTCAATATCTTGAAATGATGAGTAAAGGATTTATATGATGTAAGTACTGCTGCTATTGCCTTACCTTGCTTACTACGCTTGTTAGGCGCAATGCATACATAGTAACCGTCCTCCAATTTTACACCGTCTATCTTCTTCCACACCTTCTTATCTAGCGTATCGTAACGCTCAGAAAGAACCCATATACCGGTAATCTCGTACACTCTTGTGAGAGTTCTGTTAGGCTGATAGCCCTGATATTTTTCAAATTTGAAACCTACGGCTTCTTCTACTCGTTTCATGTATGATTGATGCTCTTCAAATTCAGCATCGAGAATACTCTTAATGTATCCATAAGCCTTACTTCCCTGTTTTGCTTCGTACAACATACGTTTTACTTTTTACGATGATTAAACTTCTTTATAGCATCTTTCTTTGAAGCTGCCATAATCTTAACACCTTTGATGGTGAACTCATGCTGCGCCTTTGGCTGACACTTCTGTTTGTCAGAAGGAATGTCGCCTTTCGGAACATTGAATCTAATACGTGGAAGACCAAAAGGGAAATCACTCATCTGATATTCCATTTCAGTTTTCATGCCAATTATTGATAGTAGTCCATTCATAATCTACCCTTTCTTTTTCTAAGTTCTAACATTCTCCTAGTTCTGCGATTTTCCTTGCCGCTAGGAGGGTTGCCACCAAGCTTTACTTCTGGGATTTCATAATTCATATAGATGGAAGCTTCTTCATTGAGTGCCTTAACTACTTCTTTAGTCAAGGCTTCTTTTAGTGATACACCATTTGGTGTTACAATTATCTTTGCATCGTCTCTAATCATACCTAGCCCTCCACGTTATTTGTTGTACCTATCAGCTTTGCTGTCTCCTCGTTGTACGGGATGCAAAAACTCCAAGTAGCACCTACACACGCATATCTGTAGTCTTCATCTATATGACTAAATAAATCAGCACACCATGTAGAATATTCTGTATCTCGTACCACAACCTTATCAAAAGGCTTGAACTCAATCTTTGGCTTCAAGTCCACAATCTGCTTCTTCTCAGCATCCCAAGCCTGACCTTTCTTTTCGAGAGCAGAGAAGAGCTGTTTTTTCTCTTCTTCTGTGGCATATTTTACACAGCTATCTTTACGACACCAAACACCATGAGACGTTGGGATAGTAATCTCTCCTGAAGCTATAAGGGCTACATGGTATTCAAAATCTTTATACTTATTAAATTTACTAAAGATAAAAATATGATTTTTTGGTAGAACAGTACTAGGATTGGAGAGAATATCCCCATCCTTGAACTCAGGCTTTTCAATCTCCAAAGTTTCAAGGTTTAACTTACCGCCACATCTATTCTCAATCTCTCTTATATAACCATAGGCAGTATTGTTATCTAACTTGTCAAACTTAGCTGTTTCTGCATTTAATACATCTTCGTAACCATCCCTGCTATTAGAATAGCATCCGTTGAACTTTGTATAATCATCAGATGCCCATTCTTTGAAAATGCACTGAAATCCACAACTATTGACAAGCAAATCGCCCTTCTTCCAGGCGAACTTGCCCCAGTCACGCATATTCTTAGAAGGAAGAAGAATCCGTAAGCCTTCAAGCCAACTTTCTTCTGTACCTAGTTTTGAATAATCAAACAAAAGAGTGCTGCCTACTTCATTAGTTGATGTACATTCAATATAAGTGCCAACATCTGTTATGTGAACTTCATCTAACTTTACGTCTATATTGCGTAATAAGTCATACAACTTAGTTCCTTGCGGCTTATCCTTTAGAATTTCCGCTATATTAACCTTTCCTTCCATAACCATTAACTTGCTTTATAAAGATTAAACCACACCTTATTACTCTGTTTACTCTTATAAACATTACCTTCAAGGTCGAAATAAACACGTTTCTTTTGATTGAACTTCTTCATCATTGGCTGATTATCCTTGTATGTCGTTACATCATACTCAATCAATGAAGAACCACGTTCATTCTTTGTTGGAGGATAACCTGATTCAGGTATGAAACGTACCTCAAATTCTTTATTCCCAATTTCAAAATTTGCTGTAGCCATATTACTTTATTCTTTTGAATTGAACATTCTTTCCGTCTTTTCGCTCATTTGATGCGCACTTGATTCGATTACACATGTCTATATTGATACAGTTTGCAATTTCATCAAAGAAACAACCGCTACAATCGGCTTCCTTGGTCTCAACCACCTTTAATGTGACTTCTGCGCCTACAGGCAAATCTTCCATAATTACACCTCCTAATCGTTATTGTGTTTTAGTTTAAGTTGTCTCATTTTTGCCTTTACTGCACCAACAGATCGCCCTAGAGCCTTTGCGAGCTCTTCATCAGACATTTTATCGAAGTTGCGTGCCAGGAAGTTAACCTGGATTCCGTTCCAAGGAAGGAATGCGTTATTCTGGTGTTCTTCACCATGATAGTCAACGCCATTAAGCTTCAATCCTTCGTCGGCAGCGTTGTCTATCCTTTCCGGATTGCATACCTTCATTGCAACCACCTGCAAAGCCCTGTAAATCTGACCGCCTTCCTTGAAGTATTCAGCATTCTTGTCCGGTATGAGGATCCTGGCAACCTCTCTCATTGATGCATACATACCATACATAGACTGTATGAATTCTCCGCAAGGTCTTATGCTGCCGGAACTGATGCCACGTTCACTCATAACGTCATCAAACTTCGTACACATATCGTGCAGCATGATTGACAGGTTGTAAGCTACGCATGCATACGCCTGAAGCTTGTGTTCCTTGATGTTGTTCTTCAGAAGAATATTATCGGTCGTGTAGAAGAGTCTCTGTATATCAATCTTCAGGTCTTCCTCCATGCTGTCCGTAATATCAAGCCAGAGTTCATACTGCGAAATCTCGGTAGTATACTTCTTGAATATTCCTATAAGAGTCTCAGAACGGGAGAATGCCTCCTTTATGCGATACTTAAGTTCATGCTTAAACAGGTCCTTCCTCTCACTGAGATTGTCGTGCAAGTCTTTGATTGCCGTCTGTGTGATTGTAGCGAGAGAACCGATAATGAGGTAATAGAGCGAAGTTATATGGTCTACGGTTTCCCTGTCAGGCTCCTTGTAGTTGATGAAGAATGCTCCTTTCGGTGTGAAATTATATGCCGACATTCCTACACCTCCTTCTTTACTGCCAATGCGCAACTGATACAGAAGAGCATCAGGAGCGAAAGGAAAATATGTTCAACCATGAAGCAGATGAACCCGTAACCTGCGATAATTGCTGCGATGATAAGCAGGATCATCACTATTGTATGTTTGTATTTCTTCATATTACTTTGATTTAATGTTTCCGTATGCAGCTACATAGCTATCAAGTTGCTGTGTTGTATGAACTAACTTCTGGTTGTAACTATCTCGCTCTGCTCTAGCCTTAGAGATAAAGATAAAGCTAACGATAAATGATATTACTACCGTTACCACGATGAACAACCAAGGCAGCTTGTGTACCGCCTTATTGATTGCTCTTCCTATATTTCTCAGGATAACCCAAGAATAAACACCTATGAACACTACCGCCTGTTTGGTGGTAGCGTTCTCAATACGTTCTTTCTGCGTCATTTTGAAATATTTTTTGTTAATGATTATATGTGACAATCATACATCGTTAGAAGAGTGTCAGGAGGAAGTGATGCAAGAAGTCGTTTCACTTCTTCGTTCCATGCATCTTTGTCTTTTTCGTCTGATACTACTGCAAACCAACCCATTTTTCCACGCTCATACCATTTCCCATCCTTAACAACAGCGAATACTGATATTTCTTCTACATTGGATATATCCTTAATGCGAGCTTGGTCGCAACGACCTTCTGCCTTTAATTTTTTGAAATAGTTAATGCCTTCTCTTGAATAGAATGTAGGAGCAAATTCTGGATAGAATAATGGAGCATCCATTGATATATCCTTTAATTGAAGTCTTCCAGCATATCTGCCTCCCATTTGATACCAATCCCATTTGGCATCATTATTATAGGTGCGCCAAACGCTGCCGTCCTCATGTATCTCAATATCCTCGCTTCCTTCATCTATATCCATACGATAATATTTCACGGCATCCTCATACATCTGTTCGTCCGTCCAGTTAAGATGCTTTGGAAATTCGTTCTCGATATAATCTGCATGTTCCTTGCAACAATTGGCAAGATATGCATCTTTATCTTGTAGGAACACATCATAGTAATTCTTTTTGTATTCCTCAATCTCCTTACGTTTCTCGCTAATAAGCTGCTCTTTTGTCATATATAAATGCATAGGCAGCTCTAGATTTTCATCATACTTGGTGAGTTGTTTCTCTGGCTCATCGCCAATTACCAATGTTAAAAAATGACTCATATTTATCTATATATTAATTCGTTTTCAATTCTAAAATTTACTTGGTTCGGTTGCACCAGTTATCGGTAGATTTCCAATAACCGGCCATCCATATTTCTTTCTTTGTCGCATCAGGATGTTCACTTAGCCATTCCTCTGCCATTTTACTTACGTCTGCCATTTTTGCCTCGTTTTGATTCTTTTTCAAGTTTTTGTTTTAGCTTTTCAAGAGGGGATTCTTTCGGATCCACACCATTTAAGCGACAATGTTCTTCGTAGGATATTGCATTCTTTTTTGATTCCTCATATTCTTTTTTCTGTTTCTCAGCTAACTTCTGAGAATCAATTTCAGCTCTCTTTTCATAAAGCTTACACATGTATTTTTCGAGAGCAATAAAAAGTTTTTGAGGATTTACCGTCTTTCCTACATAGATTTCTCCATACTCGCCCATAGAAAACTCGTAGAAGAATCTAGTAAGCTCACTAGGCGTAAGGTGATAGTATTCTTGTCTGATACGCTGTGCCATAGCCTTGAACTGGTAAGGAGTAGTCGAATCAATAGCTCCAATAACCATAAACAAGTCGATGAGCATTATCTTAATCCAGAACTCGCTTGCGCCATCTTTGAAGTACTTATCAATCTCAACAAACGACATACCGCCTCTAGCTACAGAATCATATACAGATGTAATTGCATCTGTCCGATTTTGCAGAGTAGGATATTTATCCAAGAATAGCGCATATTGTTTGCCATATTTTGCTACCGCTTGGCTACATTCAGTCGGCAAGGATTGAACTAATTTTGTTGAAAGTTCGTTGCTGTTGTTCATAACTATTCACACCATTATTTTTAGGAGCAAACAACCCTGTGTAGTTGTTGCCCATGGAATACTCAACGATAACCTTTGCATATTCGGGATTTCCGCTTGATAACTGTAGAAGTTTCTTTTTAAGAGCTTCTAACCCACGTGGTTTGTAAGTCTGACGTTTTTCTTTCTTGTATGCAAGCCACATTTCAAGAGCTTCTTTGCAAGGATAATATTCTTCTTGTTTTTGCTCTGTAGCAATCTCGAAATCAGACAAATTGTTTCCTAACGAGAACGCTGCACCCATGCAAAAGATTTTCTGCTTTTCCAAGTCATTCGGGAATAGCTCGCCTGACTTCTGACGTATATTAGTTGGTAACATCATAAGCTATTGTATGTAATTTTGTTGTCTTTCTATATCATGCTGAATATGCAGTAGTGCGATATATTCATCAGAATCAGGAAAATCAAATCCAGCTTCTTCTTTTGCCCATACTTTGAAATCAGAAATTGATTTGCTCATTTCGTCTTTCGTAAGGTCAGCAGAAGAACGAAGATACTTATAGCATTCTCCTGTTAATTTATCAATCCCTTCTCTAAGGAATATATCTTTGTTCACTACCAGCTTATAGTAATGCGTCTTAACTTCGTCTAGAGTGTAGCCGTATTGGAGACCGAATGCAGATAGGAGCAAATGAAGATAGGCATTCTGCTTCAAAGAACGTCCACGTTTTTCTTTCAGCTCTACCATCGCGCCTTTGTTCTCCAACTCGGCTACTTTTTTCCTAAACGTTTCAAGTTCAAACACATTTTTCAGGTTGAACCACATAAGCGTTGAATGCTCGTTTGATTAATTTTGCGCTAGAAGGGAAGGTCATCAGAGTTCCCTCGTTGCTGTGCTTGCTGCTGTGCTGACTGCTGTTCAGGTGGAAACAGATTTTGCTGATTCGTCGGGTTTGCCACGCCAGCAGCATTAGCAGAACTTGCCATAGCTTGTTGTGACACCTTAGTAACATTCCAGGCACGGATGCTGTTGAACCAACGGCCCTGATACTCGTGAGCATCAATATCGAAAGAAACTAGGATTTCCTCACCACTATGAATGTTGAACTGAGCCAGACGGTCTGCTCCGAAAACATCAAAGGCCATCTTCTTAGGATATTGCTCTTGTGTTTCTATCACATAAGTCTGAGACTTCCACTCACCTCTTGCAGAAACGCCGCTTCTTTCAGGTAAAACGGCAATAACTTTTCCTTGAATTTCCATTATTTTTTATTTAAAGAATTTTGTAAAACCAAATCGGCCAGCTCGTCAAAATAAGCTGCATCCTTGATAGCGGAGTCCTGTTCGCCCGTAACCTTTGATGCTATTGAGCCTTTCTGCATAATCAAGCTATAAAGATAGCCGTCGATGGTATTTGCCCCCATGAGAATCCACGATGTAACCGCATTCTTCTGACCGTTACGATAGGCACGGCATTCACACTGCGACAAGTCTGCCATCGTCCACGGGAGTTCGACGAACACCACGTTGGAAGAAGCCGTAAGCGTAAGACCTACGCCGGCTGCCTTGATGGAGCAGATGATGATTCTCTTTTTCCTAGCCTGAAAAGAATCAATAGCCCATTGTTTCTGCTGCTGACTATCAGAGCCGGTTACGGTGCAAACCTCATCCGGGAACTCTTTCTTGATTGCACTAACGACATCACGATGCTCGGCGAACACGATTATCTGCTCTTCGGTATCATGAAGAAACTCTATCGTCGCCTTCATCTTCCCTCGCCCGGATATCGAGCGAAGGTTCATAAATCTGACAAGAGCCTTCATTCTCAGCTTTTTCCTAGCCTCTTCCTCGGAGCAGCTCTTGTATTCGAGAAGAAACGTGAGCAGGTCTTTCTGACAGGTATCGTACTCTTCCTGCGTTTCAGTGTCGAGGGCGACACTGATGGTCGTTCTGGTCAGATCCGGCAAATCCTTAAGAACATCTTTCTTTTCTCTGCGGAAGTAGCACGTTTCGTGTATCTTCCGGTTAAGCTCTTCAAGATTCTCGTTCTCACCGTACCTGTTACAAAACTCGCCAAACCCTCCGAACTCGTCGTTCAGACGACCGAGGATAGCAAGCTGGCAGGCCAGGTCCGTTGCGTGATTGACAACGGGCGTACCTGTAAGCTCATAGATATACTCCTTACCCTGGCACAATCCCATGATAATTTTAGACTGCCTTGTAGACGGATCCTTGACTCTTGCGGACTCGTCGATAATCACAGACTTGATAATCTTCAGTTCATCACGGAACAGGAAGTTTTTCAGCCGTAACGGTTTCGGACCAAGGCTTACGACGAAGTATTTTGCAAGAGACTCGTAATTGCATATCACTACATCATACAGGTTCATCTTAGTAAGATGATATCCATATGTCGCATTGACGGAATCGGTAAGAATGAGAGGCCGGAGGTTCGTAAACTTCTTTATCTCTCGTTCCCAATTAACCTTAAGTGCAGCAGGGCAAACAACAAGGCAGGGAGTTGCCTTTGCACGTTCAATGGCGACGATAGACTGAACCGTCTTACCGGTTCCCATGTCATCGCCATTGATACAGCGTTTCATGGCAAGCTCCATGCGCACACCTTCTTCTTGAAAATCGTATAATTTCGGTTTATCTGACATAATAATAAATTATAATAAACACCACATGCGGAAAGCCCATTCAAGAGCCTTCTCCCTACCACGCAGGTATAGCTCATCACCACGCTCAATCTTCTTATAGAATACTTTCTTCTTGGTCTTGGAGACCGCAAAGATAAAGTCCTGATTTCCGTATCTTGAGTCGATGCTGTGCGTAAGGTCCATATACCATGCACGGCTTCTATCCCAATCGACGAAATCGATCTGAGCCTCAAATTGCTCCTGTGACGTAGCTGCGGTGGTCTTCAAATCACCGCCGAACTCGCCGAGCCACCAGTCGAACTTGCAGCGTACCGGAAGTTCGAACTCGAAGCCCTGGTATTCCATCTTCATATGCGGATTGACGAATGTTTTCTGACCGACCGCATTCTTCAGGACGAAATCAAGGAACCTATCCTTCGTTGCCTGTTTCTTCAGAACAGCAAGCCGGTCTAGCCCCCATTTCCAATCCTTCTCCGTATATTTCTCGTCATCGACCGTCATGGCGTAATGATTGCACTTTTCCGGTTCTGTAACGAGAGCGTCAACGAGAGTTCCGAGATGGAAAGCCTTTCTCTTATCCTCTTCCTTTACGAAGTTGAGCTGCGGGTTCAGGGCAAATTTCAACGCAGTGAGGTCCGAATTGGAGACCTCACCACGAGAATAATAAGGGTCAAACGGTTGTTCCGCCATATTACTTAGCCGTTACCTCATCCTCATATTTAATATAAGGAGAAACGATATACTCTTCTTCGCTGTTTGCGTGTTTCTCGCAAGCCTTGCGCATGAATTCCAACTTAGAAGCAAGTCTGTCAGGAGCCATCTTGGAGCCTTCAATCGTCCACCACTGCTGTATGATGTCGAGCCAGGCATTCTTGTCGGTAACAACAAGGCGTTTTGTTACCTTGATTTTCTGCTTACCGGTTTCTCCAACGGAAGTCTGAGCGAAGAGTGACTGGGCCTGTGCGGTAGCGTGCTGGGCTGCATTTTCTGCATCACGCTTCTCCTGCTCAGCCGCAAGCTTTCTCTGCTGCTCTTCCTTAGCAGCCTCATCAGCCTTACGGATAGCCTCTTCCTTAGCCTTACGTTCAGCCTCAGCAGCGGCAGCTTCTGCTTCCTTACGTTTGCACTCTTCCTCAGCAGCCTTCAGCTCGGCTTCCTTTGCCTTGCGTTCAGCCTCGGCAGCTTTCCGCTCTGCCTCCTTGCGCTTGCGCTCCTCCTCGTCCTTGATACGCTGAATCTCCTCCTGCTTCTTGCGCTCTTCCTCAGCAGCCTTACGTGCTTCCTCCTCTTTGCGCTTACGCTCATCTTCAGCCTTGCGAGCTTCTTCTTCCTTACGTTTGCGTTCCTCTTCTGCCTTCTTGATTTCAAGAAGTTCAGCAATCTTAGAATCAAACTTCATAAGAAGCTCATCACGTGTAGCATTTACGGTCTGCTTATAAGATGCAAGCAACGATGCGGAAATCTCCTTGTATGCGCCGTTCATAATATCCTTTGCATCATTTTCCTCAATTTCGGAAGAGTATGAAGGCTTGTTATTAACGAACAGATGTCCGAGGTCAAGAACATCAGAACACTCTGCAATACGTTTCTTAACTTCATCCTTGTTGTCAAGGGTGAGAAGAGAGAACGTGTTATTAAGTGAGTTGATAGCAGCAGAAGAATGCTCTGTGAGGAGATTGTTCAAGATATCAATCGTATCAGTCTTCAGCTTAATCTTGGCCTCCTTGATGCGCTCCTGGCGCAGGCGTTCCTGCTCAGCCTTACGCTGCTGTTCAAGCTTGTATGCCGCATACTCGTTGCGCTTCTCCTGAATCTTATAGACAACAGAATCGGTGTTCTTGATAGAGATAAGGTTCTCCATCATAGTAAAACCCTTACGGACAATATCGAACACTTGGGTAACACCCTTACGTTTCTCCGTCATTGCTTTCTCTGTCAGTTTAGCTTTCTTGATAAACTCAGCGGCTCTCTCGTCAAGAGCATCGTTCATTCCGGAAACGCCAATATCAAACAACAGAGACTCACCTGCATTCACACATGCCTCATAAGATTTCCTGTTGGCTTGCACCGCATTTTCCGTATCAGATTTTAGCGTTGCAATCTGTCTTGTAATATTGTTGGCTTGTTGTTGTACCAACTGCAATTCTGTATTTTCTGCCATATATAACAATTTTAAAATGGTGAATCACTATCAACCTTTACCTTTACACCTTTATCTTCTTTATCTTCCGGTGCGGCATCACCAGTACCAAAGGCTTCCTGAGTCGGTTTCTGCTGAGTCTGCATGTCGATATCGGCCTGCAAAAGAGCGCCCAGACCAACCTTCAGTTTAGGATAGCCCTTGAACGCATGCTTGCATGTCTTCGAGATAAGGAAGCCTGTGTCGATATCTCTGAAATACGTTCTACCTTCGTTCCCGACATAGTTTCCGCCGTAAAGAGCGTTGGCTTTGTGGTCTTTACCTCCGAACTTCTCCGAATACGTACGGAGACGGTCGATACCTTCGCGGTCAAGAACGAAGTAATCGTAGGCATTGTTCGGAAGAATAATCTTCACGTAACAAGCAACGATGTATGAATTTTCAGGTCGAGGATAAGTCTTTGCGTAATCAACGTACTTATGACCGTCTCGCTCACCGAAACGAAAATCGTCACAATTGTAAACTACTACAGGATTGTCACAACGAACAATCTGACCGGCTCGCTGGCGAAGGAGGATTTCTCCATATCCTGTATAGGTGATCTTGGCCGTATAATTCGTTTGCCGGGTATTCTTGTCGTAGTTGCTGTAGCCCATGAGGTAGCAGAGTGTCGTAGTTCCCTTTTCGAGAGACAAGCCGTTAATTGCCAGGTTCATGAAGGCATCGTGAATATTCAATGATGGAGCCTTTTCAAGATAGCCCTTGAACGAGCCATTGAGAAGTTCTTCGTTGAAGAATGCCTTCTGCTCTTCGAAGAATACTTCTCCGCCCTCTCCGAACTTCTGATTGTACACCTCGATGAATCTGTCTCTTGCCAAATCGCAAATCTGATTATGAGGCGTTTTGTTTAACTGCTCTATATCCATTTGTATAGAATTAAAAATTAATGTACCCTATCTAAATACCTGAAGTAAGTTTCCACCGTCACGCTTTCGCCCTTTTCATTAAGGCGTTCATAATGAAGTGGAACCTTACCGAGTTTTCTACCCTCACCTTCAATGTAGTTGAGGTAAGCCGCCTTTCTGGCCAGCTGTACCGACTTGCTTCGTGGAAGTTCCATGATGCACGCATGCACCTTACGCAAGTCAAGTACAGCAAAGGCCATCTTAGCGGGCATTTTTGCTATTCTGTTATCCATTTCTGTCATTACACTTCCATAATAGGAATCTCAGGACAGAGCTTACGAATCTTGTCAAGCTCCGTATTGATGATCTTGTCGCGGGATTCTTCGATGATACATTCTGCATCAGCAGAGATAAGCGTCAGTAATGCCATGTTGCCTTCGACGTGAGCGATAGTCTCGATTGAAAGCTTCTCAGGCTCTGCGCCCTTGAAAATAGGAATATTGATAGTGAACGATGGAGGAAGATTAGAGTCTACAGCCTTCTCATAGTTGTCAGTCACGGAACCATTGTCGCTGTATTCCTTCTTGATTGTTGTCTGAACCTTCGCCGAGAAGCTCTTGAGGAGATTGACGAGTTCCATGTTCTTCTCCTTCGTCTCGAAGAAAGAACGGTTGAGTCGGAAGAAGTCACCAAGCTGTACCGGTTTCCACAACTGACCGTCATTGATATGAAATCCCGCAAACTGACGAGACAGCTGAATAGAGCCGATGATTGTCTGTGTAGTGCGCTCATCATTCTCGTTTGTAACAAGAGTAACAACGAGCTTCTCTCGATTAACCAGGATATGCGTATGCTCTTTGTCAATCTGCTCTGTACCCCAACGCTTCTCAAGGAAAGCATAGATACAGGTAATAACACCGTCTACCTGAAGATTAAGAGGCTCCTTTGCAGGAAGCTTATAAGGGTTCTCGTTACCTACCTCACGGAGAACAATCTCCGCATGATCCTGTCCAGGAGCGAGGTCTATCTGCAATTTTTCATTGTTCATTTTACAAAATATTTTAGAATTTAGAAACTATGTGAAAGCAGACTACATAGCCTGCTGATCACGGTTAATTGAGTATACATTGCTAGGGAGTTCGTCACGTGTTGCCGGACGGGAAGAAACAAGATTTCCCTCCTTGTCATAGAAGGCTGTCATCTTAGAATCACGGTCTACGAACTTGTAAACCTTCTCGTTAACCATACTGCCCTTCTGCTTGATTTCCTTAAGGAGAGAAGAAATCTCTTCCTTGATAGGCTTCAGCTCTGCCTTTTTCTGCTCACGGAAATCCTTGATTTCCTCCTCGATGTCAGATGCACGTGCAGACTGAAGAGCGAACAGATCCTTCTTCTTCATCAGCTCATCAGAGTTGAATCGCTTGATAAACTCCATCTTCTCAACGGAGTCAGCGTTGTTGGCTAGGTACTCCTCACGCTCATCCAAATCATCGTACTCGTGACCGAGTGTTGCCGAAATGTTTGCTTTTTCTTTTGCCATTGTTATATGAATTAATGTGTTAATACTCGGCGCCAGCGTCCACGCTTAAATTTCTTGTCCGCGTGAATTCCGAACAATTCCGGTGTTGTTACGCCATTCATCATAGGAAGCACATTGCCCTTCTGCAAAATACTTTCGAAATGAGAAGAAGTGACAGGAGCGTGGCAGATGATGTTCTTCTTGACATCATACAGGTTGCCGTACTTTGATACTACGCCCATTACACGTCCTCCTCCATTATTTTCAACAACTCACGGAAACCTTCAGCGCCATGCACCTCTCCGTTTTTCACTTTTTTCTGGAGTTCGTCGAGTTTCTTCATCTTATCGAGGAAAGAGTTCTTCTTGTCCTCAAGCGAATTGAGGCGCTTGGTGATTGCCAGTTCCGGGTTATCACTGAGAATGATGTCCAATGCGATGCCGGCGAAAAGGTTCGTATTATTCTCCCTCTTGCCTTCATCATCAATCTCGTCGATATCACGAGTAAACTGGTTTTTGCCGTCGATAACCTTCTTGATTTCATTGAACTCAGAAAGATTCTTCGAGATGTCTAATGCTCTGTCAACAAGAGCCTGCTTGTCAATTACTACACTGACGATAATTTTGTCTTTGTCCATAATTTATAAAATATTTAGAATTAAACTACTAGTTTTCCTGGTCCCAACCAAAAAGATGTGCTACGAATGATACAGCAGCAAACATAACTACAGTGGTTAGTAAACTAATGAAAATTATACACATATCTTTTAGATTTTACACCTTATTATATAATAGCACAATCGGACGGTGGATAATCAACGATTTTCCACTCGTTCTTCTTTATCTTGATAGCCTTACGGAATATCACAACAGACTCGCCGTTATGACGTTTCCTATTGTGAGCGATAAGTCTTGCCACCACAGCCTTTGTTGTAATCGAGAACTCTCTGAGCTTTGAGGTATAGAGGCTCTTGACATCACATATCACAATCTTCTCGCCTTCCCGGTAAACGAAGTCGGCAGTATAGTTATGCCCGTAAAGCAGTGACCTTCTCTCATACTTGACCTTAGTTTTAAGCTGCTTTGGTTTCAGCATCCATACCGGGTTGATGGCCGTGATGGTTACCTGTCTGTGTATGCAGCTTATGCCAGGATCATCGAGGATGGTCTGCAAGTATAGATACTCCTCTCTTGAATCGTATTCGTTCCCGTCAGGAGCGTAATACTTCTTTGAACCTACGCGTCCCATGTCTTGCCGGCCTCCGCTCCGGGATTTTTGAAAAGCAGATTGATAGCATCAGAGCCATACCTCTGCCACATTTTGTTACCCCACTGAATAAGATATTCACCCTTTCTGGCTTCAAGTCTACCATCCGTATATTTCGGTTTAATGCGAACAGTAATGTCCTTTCCGTTCTGTTCTACGTTTTCAACGCATTCCAGATTCCGAAGAGCATTAATGTTTTCCTTACTGATTCTTATTATGTTTTTAACTTTCATCTATAGTAAAACCTCTCCGTTTAGCCAACCACGCAAGGCAGGAGAGGTGATTGCACGTGGTTATTCGTGATGGGGAAGAGGCCAACGTTAAAGGGAGGAGGGAGAATTGACTCCCTCACTCCCAAAGATAATCAAAAACTGTAAATTTATGGCACTCACACAATTAAGTGAGCCACATGCAGGACTCGAACCTACGACCAACCACCATGTTAGGCTGCTCTGACCAACTGAGCTAATGTGGCTTGTACCTCCTACTTTCACAAGCAAGAGGATATTAATACTCAAATTAAAATATAAATGACTTATAAGAAAGAGCCGACCTCTGTCAGCTAAAGCAAAAACATATAGAAATACCTACTTGGGAAGCCCAGGGGAGACTCCAACTCCCAACCTCGCGGAAAGTACCACGGCTCTATGCAGTTGAGCTACTGGGCGACACATAAGTTAACCAATCAAAATTCTTGAAAAATGAAAGAAAATTGTGACGAGAGGATGGATTCGCACCATCGACCTCCAAGGACACTTCCCCTGGCGCTCTACTACTGAGCTACTCTCCCCAGAATAAAAAAAATAATTCCTTCTAAAAGAGATAGACGTACCCTATCTTCCCAGACCAGATACGCAAGAAACAATCTTTTCACATATAAACAATTTAGAGCTTTAAAAATAAACATTTGTGGCAGGTACAGAACTCGAATCTGTGACCTCTAGGTCATGAGCCTAGCGAGCTACCAACTGCTCCAACCTGCGATGTGTGCAGCCTATCTTCACAGACGAGCTGCATTTTTAATTGAATAAATTAGAATACAATGAATTATATGTTGGAGGAGACGGAGGACTCGAACCCCCATCTCACGACGATAAGAACGGTATCATCTAGTTGTCGCTGTGCTTCCAATTACACCAGTCTCCTCTGAGTTGTTATATGAATGATGAAGATAAATCATCTTTTTGGATTTTTCAGAACTTTTCCATGTTCACCAGACTGCAACGTTTTGGGCAGTGCTTGCACCGACAATTCTTCGTTCCGGTGTAGTCCGTCTGCTTACTTGATGCAGATTAGCTGGATTTTCGTATGTCGTGCGTCCTTTCGCCAGGTCACGGCATCCATTGATGCTCTCCAGTTACTTCTTTTACACGCATACTATTTCTGTGCATCAACATGTCAAAGAACTATCTTCCATGTCCGCTCAATGAAACTCTCATCTGACGCAAGATTGTCGCTGCCCGAACGACCTACTTTATAAGGTATAAGGACTTACCTTTGCGCCGTCAGAGAGGAATTCAACTACTAAACGGAACTAAAAAAAGAGTGTGACTGAGGAGGGACTCGGACCCTTCGACCCTCGGTTTAGGAAACCGATGCTCTATCCAACTGAGCTACTCAGTCTGATTTGGGGCGAAAGAAGCTAAACGAACAGACAGACATCGCCCCAAAGTGTCTACCGCTGTAGACGTAAACAAAATAACTAACAACATGCTCTCACGAGCAAATGAAACAAACCTATAACTTTAACCATACCAATTTTCAACACACTTTATGCTCTTCAATGAGCTCATCTATATCGGACTTTTTAAAGAATGCGGTATTGCCTATCATATAATGATGGATCTGACCGCTCTTTCTTAGGTCGTGTATATAACCAGTGCTCATGCCGATATACTCGGCGAACTCTTTTGTAGAGAGCCAAATCTTTTCGACAGGCTCTACTGATACTTTCTTGCGAGGCATAGGCTTTATCTTTTAACCAATTCCTGTTCTATAGTAGGTATAACACCTCGACTCTTCAGCTCATCATACAGAAACAGCCTACCTTTCTGAGTCCACTTTGTATGCATCACAGACCCTGATGTCCCATTCGAATGAACGATAGGAACTGTTTCGGAATGAACATATCCGCAAGGTAGATATTTCGCATACAAGATCCACTGACCACCGACCTTGTGCTGAATACCATAGTTTCTGAGCATTATATTGAATGCCTTTGCTGACTTTCCGTAGTCCTGAGCTATCTGAGTAGTTGTTACAGTTTCCTTACTTGCCAATATCATATCAACGTAGTTGACTTTTGGTTTCATATCAGAAATTGTACTACTTAGCTCAACAATTTCCTTATCCTTTGCATAATTCTCGGTTTCTAGTGCTTTTATGCGCTCCTCTCTCCTTTTAAGAGTGGCTTTAGCGACAATAAGAGCTCTAGCCATCAAGTCTTCCTCGGACTCTTCGTCAGCCATGGTCATATACCCTCCATCTTGACGAATACTAGGAAGAACTTCACTCGTTACCCATCTTTTAAAGTCCTTTGCTTGTGGTAACTTGCTACCAAAAATCAAGGCATAAAGACCAGACTCGCTTATGAAGTTCGTATTCTGCTTTCTTCCTTGGGAATCTATGACCTCACGTTTCGTTAGGTCATCGTCATCAACGTGATCACCTACAGCTTTCCAGGGATTTGAAAATCCAAGTGCCTTACACACATCACTTGCACAAAACAGAGGTTCTTTCTCCGTCCCCTCGATTCTAATAGTCCCAAACATCGGACTAATCTTCTTTAAGTGAATATCGTTCATATTTTACATATTTAAGTTTACTACTCAACCGGAACAGCGGTAATAATCGCCGTATGGTTCTTGTAATCTGCCGAGGTTGAGTACTTAAGCACTCCTTTAGGCAAATCTTCGTATTGAGCAAGCTGATAGGCGTATGTTACTGCCGACCGAACTGCTTTTGCGGACTCAAGCAGAAAGATTTCAAATTTTCCTGGTTTGATGCCCAATATGTCCTGTTTTGTTATTCTTGCAACTTTTTTCATCTTTGTTACTTAAATAATTCATTAAAAATTTGGAGGAATGCGAAAAAAGTCGTATATTTGCAGTGTCAATGTAAAGTACGTACTTTCGGTCGCACAAGCCTCCGTTTGTAACGGCTTTGTTGGTTACTCGACCGTCAACGAGTGCAAAGGTACAAAAACTTCGGTAAAGTACCTAATGTTTCGGTAAAATACTTCGGTATATTACCGAATTTTAACGTTTCGAGTCGATTTAGTTGCGTATATAAAACTAAGAAGCATTATGGGAACATTAAATTCGGTACAAGAAAGGTTAGATTACCTCATCAAGATTAAGAAGATGAGCGAGAATGCCTTCATGAAGGCTACAGGAACAAACAACATCGGCAAGATGAGAAGCGGGAAGCTGTCAATATCCGAGGGAACGATTAGTAAAATATGCAATTCTCTTGGGGTTAGCTATAGCTGGCTAAAGTATGGAAGCGGTAGTATGAATGGAAATATGGTAATTCAGCTAGGCGAAACGCATCAGAAGATAGAAGAGTCCATCAACGAGGCGTTTAAGCACGGCATACCGATGGCGCAGCTGATAAATGCCGGGAACGTTGGTGACAATAGCCAAAACTTAACTACGGGAACGGAACGGGCCAAGGAGCGTGAAGAGGAGTCGTTCAAAGACAAGAATGCCCAGCTCATTCAGATCATCAATGCACAGAACGAGACTATCAAGTCTAAGGACAGCGAGATTCGTCTTCTCAGGAAGATTCTTGCAGATAACGGAATCGAGGTATAACATTATTATATATAAGGATTATGAAGAAGGTATTATTAGCAGCAATGATACTTCTTGCAGGAGCATCATTCACATCATGCAGCAGTAGCGATGACTCTTCTATCAACGACCAGAAGATTCAGAACGATCGAGAAAACTATCTCATCGGCAAATGGAAAGTTATCGGTGGTGGTTCTGGCGGTGGAGTTTATGATCCAAAAATCAGGATAGAGGGAGATTGCTATCTGGAGCTTATGAGTAGCGAGAGAACGAAGTGTACTGGCGAAGCAACTGCTTATGTATACTATGACGGAGAAGAACCTTTTATGACGAAAGACGTAAAAGAAGACTTGTCGTTTATAAAATGGAGTTTGCAATACTACGAAGCAACTGGTTTTACATTATACACATATAAATCGGAGTCAAGCATGCCAAGAACCCATGACATAGACTTTGAAAGTGATGGTACAATAAAACTTTGGTTTCACACAACTTACAATAGCTATTACACTCTCAAGAAAGTTAAATAG